AGATCGGCGCAGCGGATGGAGGTGGGCCGCGCGCCGGCCGCGCGCCGTGCTCGAGGCCGCGTCAAGATCGGCGCAGCGGATGGAGGTGGGCCGCGCGCCGGCCGCGCGCCGTGCTCGAGGCCGCGTCTACCATGTACCAGGCGACCAACGTACATATATAAGTAGTGGGTCGGCGCTCAACACAATGCACGCCTCCTATATATGGATGCACTACGCAGCCTTGTCGTCGATCCATCGTGCGGAATCCATCTGTGGAGGAATTATGTAGGCGGCAATTATCGGTTGATAAGCTATCTAATGTGGCTATAGTGAGTATCAGTTGATAAGAACAAACGGACGGAGGCACACAAGATGATCCAAAGCAAAGCGCTAGGGCCGGCGCAAACAGAAAAAGGCTTAAAACAGAATCGGACGAACCGGCGGCGGCGATCCTCCGCAAAAAGGACCGAAGAGGTACAGGGCACACGGTGAAATCCCAGGGCCTCGAAGATCCCTGCAATGCGCGCAGGCTAATTAGCGCAGGCAGTGTGGTAGTCACCGCCTCATAACAACCTACCAACAAAAGCACGAACAAATACAGACCAGAGGCAGACTAGCCACATGTGGGCCTCTGCCTTTGGTTATGTGAGTGTTCGCAAAAGCCAAAAAAAGGAGGCAACCATGAAAAAGATCACACTGACCATTGGCCACAACATTGGCAACGTCGAGGCGCTCGATACCAGGTCGATCTACCAGGCGGCCACCCAAACGTTAAACGTTCTCGGCTTTACCGCTTTCGACTGCCTCGGCATGTGGCAGGGCATGCCCGAAACGTCTACGCGCATTGAAATCGTGTGCGAGGACAACGAGGCAGGCGCGATCATTGCAAGCGTGCCGGCACTTACGGAGGCGCTCAACCAGGAGGCCATCATGTGCGAGGTGGCAGACGCGGCAGGCGTCTCGTTTGTCGAACCGGCACCGCGTGTGGCATAGGTCGGAGGCATGCGCATGAGGCGCACGTTATTACCCTAGCGCGCGGTATCGCATGGTATGGCATGAGGTATCGCGCGCGGTACAAATGACGTTATCGGATTAGGCCGGCGTGCCATATCGCGCCGGCTGTTTCTCCACTACCTTGCAGCGTTGGCACGTTTTGCGCGCCTGCGCTATAGGGCATTGGATCCCTGGTAAACCTAGACAAAAGGAGGCAAAAATGTTTGAGCACGTTATTGACCGTGGGCGCAAGATCGCACTTGAGATGATCGCGGACGTTTTGGGCGGCATGGATGATCTTGACCTGGTACAGATCGCCGGCGACATCGACGCCTACGATAGCAGTTTCGACGGCGCATTTTCGGTCTATGAGATCTCAGACTTGTGCGACTGCCTGCCTGCCGATGATGTCGCGCTTGCCATCTTTGAGTCCGGCGCGACTGACTTTTGCGATCGCGTGCGCCACACTGACTATGGGTGGGAGATCGTCACGCCCGAGGATCTCATCTACGACGCCACTGACTTTTACCTTGAGGACATCGCCGCCTGGCTGCTAGACAACGACGTCTCCATACTATGGCCCGACTGCTACACCGGCGACGTGATCACGGCCATCGTGGCTACCTACTATGAGGATCTTTACCGCGCGGCATAGGTAGCGCGCGGCAACAAGGCAGACCAAACGGAGGCCGGCGACACTATGCCGGCCTCCCCTCATATGCAAACGATTTTGGCAAACGATTTTGGAGGGATACTATTATGTGCTGGATCGATTCAAAGTTTCATAGCATGCAGGCGCACGTCTCCACCGATAGCGATACCGGCGCCATCCGCTTCTACTCTTACGACACCCTCATTTGCGAGGTATCCGGCGATCTGATTGTCGTGGGCAACTACTTTAGGTGCAGCCCCACGACGCGTAAGCAGTTCTCGCGATTTTTGAGCGAAAACAACCTGCCGCCGTACCTCACGCTCAAAAGCCTTGAGGAGGGCATGCTCAAAGAGTCAGGCACCTATACCGGCGAGGTTTTCCAGGCTGGCGACTACCATGTGACGTTCTCCAACGCGCCACGATTCTTTAGGCAATTCAACTCATGGGATCTTCTGTAGTTTCCCATATGGCCGGGCGCATTCTGTATGGTGCGCCTGGACACTTGGGAAATTGGCAACGATCCTACCGTGAATATCGTTTGATATGTAGGTAATGTGTAGTCGCTAGTTACCAATTGATAGCGATTTTTGTTAGGCTAGTATATATATCAGTTGATAGGTTCAAGTGCAAGGAGGCACAAAATGAGCGACATCCGTACCGATCTTCTTGAGCGTGCACAGTGCGAGATCGATGAGCAGATTAACTACTCAGGCACCTACGACGCCTCGGAGGCGATCTGGAATGCCCTGGACTCCGGCCTGATCTACTACCGCGACCAGTGGGCGGCGATTGAGCGCTACTGCTCGATCTCCGATCTTTGGGACCTGGTGGGCGCGCAAGTTGTCGAGGCCATCGTGGACGATCTCGCGCGCGACGTTGAGGACTACGGCGACGATAAGTTGGCCGAGGTTGAGGAGGATGAGGATTTCTAGCGATTAGCGGGCCGGTCGATTCTTGGCCGGCTCATTCCACTTTTCTTTCTTTGCAGGCGCTTCAAACGATTTCAGAAGGGATCTCAAAATGTCAACTCCGAATTTCACCACCAATAAGGACTTTAGCCTCATGATCCTTGAGTCCGACGATTACAGGCGTTACGTCTGCCCCGATTGTGGCGCGCTCCTCTTCTCGAACGATGGTAGCCATTGGTACTGCGATTCTTGCGACTACTCCACCGACGATCCCGGCGATCTTGAGTACGAGATAGATGACCTTGCGTACGATGATGACGTTGAGTTCATCGAGGCGGATCTGCGCAAGTTCTCGGATACCCTGCGATTCTTCGGCGTCACCATGGTGCCCGGCTACTACACCGACGTGCAGGCGAAGGTCTACGCTAAGACTGCCGGTATCGGCGAGGGCTACTGGCGCGAGGACACTTCCACCGCAGACGATCCTCACGACCTGGGCAACAGCGATTGTCGCTACAATTGGGATCTCTGCCGGTCGGAGGCCATACGCAAGTACGACGCCGAGAAGCGCAAGGTACAGAAGTTTGTCGAAGGCCTCCGCGACTACGGCATGCGCAAGATCGTGTGCGTTGGCATTTTCTCCAACGGCGAGGCGGTGTACCAGTACGCATAGCGCGCGCCCCAGCGATTTTCGGGCGATTCTGCGGCCCATATCCGACTCTTTCTGCCGGATATGGGCCATTTGCTCAACATGGTGCCCGCCCAGCGATTTTTCGGCCTCACGTGGCCTCCTGGCGCGCTTTTTATGGCATTTGAGCGCTACTTGTCGCCGCCCAGCGATTTTTCGTACATCTTGTCGCGCTCAATGCGCCTTTTGCCGTCAATTGAAATTGTCTCGTCATGCCCGACGATCTGCACCGAGTAGCCGCACGCCTCCGCTATGTCCACGAACGTGTCGAGCTTTGGAACGGACTTGCGAGAAAGCGTCATGCTAATGTACGTGTCCGCGATCCCCATGTCGCGACTCACGGCCTTGGTGGACTTACCGCTCATGTTGACCATATGACGCAACGCTTGCAGGGCCTCCATATCACCACTCCTCCACTGACAACCCTCACATTGGCTTACATCCTACCACAGCAATTATCAATTGATGGAGGATTTGTGCAGCGATTGAATATCACTTGATACGTCATTGTAGGCGAGTATAGTAAGTATCAGTTGATAACAACTGCGGCCACACATAACCGGCGTAACGTGATCCGATAGGCCAATCGGAAGAGTGTAAGTTCTCTATCACGGCACAACCCCCGCCCACGAACGCCATTTCCTGATTCTTGAATCATTGCGCTTTTCGTCACGCAGAAAGCCCAGCGATTTGGGACACCAGGAAGCGAGATCGACCGATTGATTGGAGGATCGACAATGGCGAGGAGAAAGCGACTGCCAGTGATCGTCAGGCTCAACGATGAAAACTACTCCGAGCCTACGCACATCGGCAAGCACAGGTGGCTCACGATCTTCTGCGGCGACCGGGTACACGCGCTTACGACGTGCTTCACCGATTGTGTCACGTATCGCGAGGTGGTGGACGATGACGGCAACGAGGCACTTGCAGAGTTTGCGCGCAACGTCTACTACACGCACGACGGGCGCTTTTGGGTCATCAAGACGTTCGAGAATCCCGATCGAGTCGGCAACTACGGCGAGCTGGTGCCCGTTGACGGCGAGATCTGGACCGAGTTTCCCAAGTACCGCGCAAAGAGGGGCATTCCCGACGCGCGGATCAAGTGCGTGGAAGGCGTGCCTGCCTCGATTGAGATGGACGGCGAGGCTTTCGACATCGACGCTGCAAACTGGCCGATGATCGAGGCTTTCTTGCAGCTCAATCGCATGCCGAGGAGGTCGCCGAGTAAGAAAGCCGCCTAACGATTTGGAGGGAACAATTATGCGGTACACGGCAGTGACCCTGCACCTGCACGACGGCAGGACGATCGACATTGGCCTCGACTACCGGGTCGGTGCCAATTGCAAGAGCGTATGGGATGTCGAGCTTCGAGCGCTTCACAGGGCTTGCAAGCGCATGGGCATTAGCCTTACGTGGGGAGATTGGGCCTACATGGGCGGCAATTCCTGGTCTGCAAGCGACATCATCAACGCATAGCCGATCAATTTTTACCGATACGCGCTATCACAAGATAGCCATAGAGAAGGGAACTACCTTGCAGTACGAGACTTTCGTTAAGGACTTCATCGCCGACCGACTCAACGATTTTGAGGGCAACACCTACGACGCGCCGGATCTCTCGTTCGAGCTTACGCTTGAGGAGAACAACAGTGGCAGAGTCTTCAACACCACCGAGGAGGCCGAGTGCTTCATCTGCGACAACTTTGCAGGCGCGCGCGACACGTACAACTACTTCGCAGACCAGTTCGGCGAGCACTACAACCCGTTCGAGAAGCCGGACGTGTTCACGTTCTACATGCTCTACTTCGGCGTTGACGTGCTCATCAACCAGTGCGACTACATCCAGGAGCACTGGGATGAGGAGGTTGAGCTTACGCCGGAGGTCATCGAGACGATCACCGGCCAGATCGAGGACATGGACATTAGCTGGTAGCACTTCGGCCAGGGACGGGCGGCACGACGGTCGCCCGTCCACTTCTCTAAGGAGGAAACATGTTCAAGAGGATTCTAAAAACGACGATTGTTGCGGCACTGGCTCTCGTACTGCTCCCGTCACAGGCACAGGCGATTCCAAACAGGTGGCGCAACTCCCACACCACGACACAGCACGGTGTCACGTATCGGGTTGACGGCAAAGACGCCGTTGTGGTCAAGACAATGGGCAGGTCGGTGACGATTCCAAAGGCCATTAAGTACAAGGGCAAGAAGTACACCGTCCATGCGATTTGGGACGGTGCATTGAGCAAGAACAAGAAGCTCCGCAAGGTCGATTTGCGGGCCGACCTTGAATGCTGCGAGGACAATTCGCTGTTCACCCGTGATTCACGAAACGTAAGGATCACGGTTCACACGAAGGGCGATTACAAGTGGCTGACACGCAAGGGCAACGATTCCATCGTGAAGCTCAAGTAGGACGAATACCCGCAAGATTGGGCACCGACTCCGGCTGGTGCCCTTTCTCGCGTGCATTTGTTAGCACGGCGATTCCGACGAAAGGAGAAGGCATGCCGCGTGTGAGGAAGAACACCAACATGTACCGCGTCACGCAATACCAGTACTGGCCGGCAGAGCGCGGGACTACGCACAACGCAAAGTACTTCGACAGCTTCGACAAGGCAAGGACATTCTACCTGCAACGCTGCATCGACCAGATCTCGGAGGTGCGCCTGCTTGAGTACGTGGCCCTTGAGGTCTTCAACGCGCCGCTCAACAAGTACTTCCCCATCTTCGAGTCCCACCAGCGTCACACGGTCGAGTCCTACGGCCTCGACCCGAACGATTAGACGGCCCACTTGCTTCTGCCTTGGGCATTCCGCAACGGACTGCCCATCACAGTGGCAATTCCGCCAACGATTTCAGAAGGGAAGCAAACCATGAACATGAACGTCCACAAGAACGGCAAGATCCTGCGCGGCAAGGCTTTCATCACGGGCGAGAGCGTGCGCCGCGTCATCTACGAGGACTCGGAGGGCAACGAGTACGTCGCGTTTGGCAAGTACAACCAGGCGGATCCGCGCGCGCTCGTCTCTATCCGTTGGTTTCGCGTGCACGTGCTCGGACTGACCGAGGAGCCGGCAAAGAGCGCGGAGGCCGACACCAGCATTCGCGAGTGGTACATGAGCGCCTACCCATCGGACACCATCGGTGAGTGCATCGACGGCAAGGCGACGTTCTGCGACCTGTTCGAGGCGCTGGATCACTACCAGGACGTTTACAAGTGCATCGGCGTAGGCGACAGCATCGTGCGCGAGCGTTGCTTCACCGAGCTTTCTCACATCATGGGCGTGGATTACGACTACATCTACAGGCAGTGGCTCAAGTCATAGGAGGCGGCACGATGGCGTACGAGTACGGCTGCATCGTGGGAATGGGCGAGCACGACATCATCGGCACGAAGCCGACCATCGAGCTTGCAAAGCGCAGTTGCGAGGAATTGCAGCGCGACTGGGACGGCACGAGCATCGATGACTGGCACATCGTCGGAGGCGAGCTGCACGGTTCGTCTGAGGATCCAGGCGAACCTTGGTACATAAGGGAAGCGATTTAAGGAGCACACCATGGGCAACGTCAACAAGGCCATCACCAACGACAGGATCAAGCATGACCACCCCATCGTAACCTGGGGCCAGCCGGACTACTCCATCACGTTCGACAGCTACGAGTCGGTCTACGTCTACCGTGACGAGGACGAGACAGACGGCAGCGTGACCTACGTCATCGACTACTACGACCGCTCAACCCCGGAAGATGAGGAGCTTCGCGCGCTTCTTTTCAGCGACGAACCGCGCTTTGACGATCTCATGTGGTACATCCGCGAGACGGTCTGCGAAATGATGCTCGGTGAGGATGCCGACTATCGCGAGTGCTGGGACTTCGAGGACAGCCTCGTGATATACGACCACAAGTATGGTCGAGTGGCCTAACGGACGGCAAAACCAGCGGGCAACTAGTCCACCAACCATGAGATAGGCCCTTAAACAGGCTTACAACAAGCCGTTTACCTGCGGTTTTACAATAGTTACGATTAATGTCCTAAAGTAGTGCGACAATACGATATGGCAACTATTCCTAAAGGAGGGAATGAAAATGCTGAACATTTTTTCCGGCAACTGGATGGATACCCCTATCCTCAACGACGGCGAGCGCATGCTTCGCATCCTCACCGGCAACCCCATGGACGATCTTTACGTCATCGTGGGCGATTCCATGGACGAGGACGATCTTGAGAGCGAGATTCGCTTTGCCCTGCGTCACAAGTACGGCAAGCGTGGCTCAAACCTCTATCGCGGGTACGAGGATGCGTCGTACATCTGCCAGGAGGCCGAGGAGATCGGGGACACCGTTGACGAGGGCTGGGACGGCGAGGGTTACTACATCATCGGCTGGTCTGACGGCGGCGACTGGACCAACGATGGCCCGGTCTGGTTTGACACCAAGGCTGATTTGCAGTCCGAGGTTGAGTGCGCCTACAACGACAAGACCGACACGCACCTGCCCTACGCAGAGAAGGTCAAGCAGTTCGAGCAGTACGAGCTTGATGCCCTGCTCGGTGACTTCAAGGACGATTTCGACGTGGACGCCATCATCGAGATTGCCACGAAGGTCTGCGCGGACGGAAACCGCTATTGGGTCGTGGAGGGCGACGAGCTGACCGAGATCATCAAGGACTGCGAGAAGTAAGGACAGTCCGACAACCTAACGATTTCTGAGGGGAGCCACGTGCTCCCCTCTTTATTACAGCGACGAAGGGATTCAATCATGAAGTTTGCGCAATACGACAAGCTAGAGCAGTGGTGCAAGGAAAACAACGTGAGCTTCAATGTTCAGCACCACGAAGACTGCCACGTGCTGAGCGTGGCATGGTATCTCGATCCCGTCCCGAGCAGCCAGCTCAACAGACCGGCAAACATACCAGTCGTTTGGGGACTCATCAAGTACCCGCACGCTGGCGGCAAGTACGACGTTCGCCCATGGGGCAATCGCGGCAAGGTCAGTGAGTTCATTGAACTCTTTGACGAGATGCGCAGGAAAGCGCCAATCCAGCCGACTCAAGAGATCGGCGCATTCCATTAGACAGCGCACGGCAAGACGGCCCACCTACACGGCGGGTCGTTTGCTTTGCACTGGCAAACGATTTGAAAGGAGCATGACATGCAGGAGTTCACGCACGACGGAGAGCCGATCTACAAGGCGATGAGGACGCTCAACCACCACTGCCCATCGTCTCTGAGGGGCCTCACGGTCTGCATCACCGGCATCGTACCTGGTTTCAAGGGCTACGGCGCGGAACATGCGGCACAGATGCACGGAGCACGCACGACCAAGAACGTCAGCGGCAAGACGCAGCTCCTCGTGATGGGGCACAACGCAGGCCGCAACAAAATCGTGTCGGCGCAACGATTTGGCACGCCGACCATCACTGCACGCGAGTTTCTGGCACTCATCTAGCTAGGCACAATAAATTCAATCAAGCTATCACTTGCTAGTCTACAGGCAATGCCCTATACTTGTTATCAGTCGATAGTTGTACGGAATGGAGTAGCACAATGACTATGTACGACAGGAACTATCTCGTCACTTCGATCGGTTCTGCCAGGAGCGCAATGAACGCCGGCATCAGCCGTGCAATCGAGACGATCAGGGCGTTCGAGAGCACCATCCGCAGCCGTGAGACTGACCCGTATTTCGTGCGCAGCCAGATGCGCGAGGCTCTTGAGCTGGTTGACCAGTACCTCGACTGCGCCGGCATATGGAGGGCACGCCTCGACGCGCTTGAGGATGCCAAGTCATTCATGGACAGCATGAAGGAAGGTGAATAGGGCCATGTTCATCCTCATTTTCACTCGCCTTACCATCGGCACCAAGAAGTCCATCTTCTCCAATGGAACCGAGGAGTCCATCTACTTTGAGGGTCTGTACGATACCAAGGAAGAAGCCAAGAAGATTATGCGTAAAGACTGGACTCGCCGCATCACCGATGGCGGTTGGGACCCTGATTGCTCGTACATCGAGGAAGATCAGGCGCTCTGTGGTGCCGAGGACATGATTGACACATGCCGCTACTACATCTTCGACACCAACCGCCCGTGTGGGTTCATCAATTACCTGAATGACGGGTTTTCTAGGGGTGATGAGTAATGTTCACCGCATTCGTGACGATTTCCGGCGAGTATGCGGACGGCACGCACGACTACATCGACGTTTCGCTCAGTCGTGACTTCGATACGATCCATGACGCGCTCAGATGGTACGAGCATGTCCACGTAAGCCCGTTTGGCATCACCGCATATGCCCTGCATGCAAGCAACCCCGACCTCGTGCGCATCGAGGCAGAGTATGACATCTACGAGGACGGCAAGCCGATCGAGGATTGCGATTGGTTCTTTAGCGAGGCCATATGGTGTCCGCGTGACGAACATGACCGCAGCGCCACCTATCGTGGGCACGCCACGTCCATCACGCTCACATATGACGATGCAATCGCCTACCTGTTCGAGCACTACAGGGATTTCATCAGCCAAAAGGCCACGATTGACCTGTTGAAGGACTCACGCAGCCGCAATTGGGTCAAACGGGAGCAGCGCGAGCTTCTTGGTCTTGTGCTCGGCTTCAACAAGGCTCTTTACATGGTGTGCGACAAGTTCAACGCCCCCGAATATGAGGTGCGAGCCGATCTGCAACGTCTCTACGACAGCATTGCAGGCCGGTAGGAGGTGCGACATGAAGGCAACCAACCTTGACCTCATCGGCGAGAACAGATGGGGTCAGACCACAAGCAGACGTATATACAGCGACGAAAGCGGCATGATGCACGTCGGCGTGCGCGCACGTGGCTCGATCAGGAAGACCATGGTGCCCTACCACAAGTTCGCAGACGAGAACATGCCCTACTGGTACATCATCGAGAGGAGTGAGTCATAAGATGGGCAACACGACGCGCAGCTACGCACTTCACCGCCCGATAGGCCCGTTCACATGGCCTTCCGAGCATCACGAGAAGGTGGCCGAGATAGTCAACTGGGACAGCGTGCAATACGTGCCGGAAATCAAGCGTAGCGCATACGGGTACATCGACTGGACCGAGCTGCCGCCAATCGAGGATCTGAACCGCTATGAGCTTATGGTTCCGTCCGAGAACGACCAGTTCCTTGAGAAGATCGGTCGCATTCTGGCAGACCTCTACCAGAGCGAGCGCTTCGACAGGCTTGAGAAGGCCTGGGACAAGGCGCAACGGAAGTACGGGTACACCAGTGACCAAATCGGCGCGGCAATGACAAGATACATTGACTAGACTGGACTAACGGAGGTAACGCCATGAAGCGCACAGTCATCGAGGGAAACCACGTCACCACATACGACAAGTCCCTTGGCATCATCCACACCTACGAGATCGTTGACCGCGTTCCGCGTGGGTACTTCATCTGGAACATCGGCAACCATGCGCCTGACGGCTTCGTGCCGCTCTGCGAATGGCTTGAGCCTGGAATGACCGTCAACCCAGACACGCTCAAGGCCATAGCGCACGAGCACGCGGCAGAGATAACCGGCATGGCAAGCGCGAGCGCCACCACTCCCCTAAAGGCCATCGACTTCCTCGCGAGGTACAGGTCCGGCAAGGAGGATGACCGTTGGGCATACGAGCGCGTCATGGCTGGCTATGACTACCTCATGGAGCTTCCTTGGGAGCGCTAGGTCACGCTATCTAACGCAAAAAACGCCCCCAGCCGCACGTTTCCATGCGAGCTGGGGGCATTCGTCGCTGTATGTAGGGCAATTTGCCTTTAGTCACCGCAGATGTAATGCAGCAGTCTGCACATGGCCCACGCGACATCCTCGTTAGACCAACGGCTGTATGCAGCGGCCTTGTCGAAGATGTAGTCGAGGCGATCCACGTCATCCTCGTTCAGGAAGCACTCGGGAAGCACCTCGATGGCCTCAAGCGGGTGTCCGTCATAGCCAATCGGGCGGTGCCTAGCCATTTCCCCTCACCTTCTCGCACTCTGCGTCGATGAGGGCAGGTATCTCGCTCTCGTGCTCGCACTCGATCACGAACTCCCTGAACTTCGGCCTGTGCTTGGTCCTCACATCGACCCTCGTGCCGTTGTCGAGCCGCTGCCACGTGTCGTACTGGTAGCCGCCGAGGTCAATGCGCCGCTGCGCGACGGGAATGACGGCATCGCCGACAGAAAGGCCGTCGAAGTCGGGTATCTCCTCGGCGAGCACGTCGAACTTGTACCTAATCATCTGTCACCAACCAATCACCGGATTGTGTGCGATTTCGAGAACCAACTGCCTGGTGCCAACGATTTTTCGGCGTCCCTGAACGGTGTCGGCGACGCCTCAGCGATGCCCACAGGGCGCACGCCCGCGTTTCCCGCCATGATTTCGTCAAGCATCATCCGTTCGAGCGTCTGCGTGAAGCGCCTATAGACGTAGGCCCAGAAGAAGTCCTGGTGGTAGTCGCTCCACGTCTCAACCTCGTCAAGCAGCTCTTGTGGCAGGCGGTCTGCGAAAAGCTCCTTCGAGCGTTCGATCACGTCGGTAGCCATCGCCTACTCCTCGGGAATCTCGGGCATGGGCCACGCGAAGCCGCAATCGATGAGCAGCATGTACTCAAGGCGGTCGGTAATGGCGCGACGAACGGCGTTGTCGAAAAGCTCATCGTCAAGAATCGCCGTGCTGACATGGAACTCGTTCGCCAGCTTGCGCCGCGCCATCTCGTAGTCAACAAGCGCGCTCATCGCCCCATCTCCTTTAGGTGCGCTATGCCGATAGACTCCCACTGGTCTATGGAGTCGTTCACGGCACCCTCTATGGACTTGATCTTGTTGCGCTCGCTCAGCGTGTCGAACGCATCTATGACCTCGGCTATCCTGTCCGTGCTGTCGGCAAGAATCTCGCGCCACGAAGCGCCTTGGAGGTAGTAGCGCGTCACGACCTCAACCATGAGGTTATCTGCGATCCTAGCGATCCCACGCACTATGTCCCAAGCCTCGTCAATCGGCTGTCGCAGGTCGTATGCGTCGATCTCCTGCTCCTGCCACTCAAGAAGCTCATCGACCTTGCGCATGGGGTCGAGGATTCCAGTCTTGGAATGGACTCCGTAGGAATGGCCCTGCACGCCGATGGCGGCACGCCTAATCTCGGCCTGCTCCTCGATCAGCCGTATCTCCAAGGCCGCGTCACGCGCCGCGTCAAGAACCTCGCGTACCGTCAAACGCCCTCCTCACGCCGCAATGGTGCCAACTAGACATTATGGCACAACATATTGTGTTCGTAGGGCTTCTAATACACAAGATGTGGTGTATCTGTATGCTACATGCGATTTCTGGGCGATTCTAGTGCGATGTGAGGTGCCATCCGCCTCAGTATCGGCACGGATAGGCCCTCAGCATCGGCGATCCACGCATTACCCGCTTCGTCGCGACGGTCAATGCCTCCATCTTCGAGCCGTAACGCACCTTCCTGCCGCATTGCTGGTGGGCCTGCTCGCCATACTCACTCGTGACCCTCGAATCGCGGTTCAGACGCCTGTTCATGGCCCTCTTTCGGGCAACCTTCCCCTTCTTCTTGTCAAATCGCCTGCGATGCGGGCGCTTCTTGTGGCTGCGCATGGCCCTTAGCGCAAGCCGGTGCTTCCGAAGCCGTTGCTGCCACGCTCGGTGTCGGAAAGCTCGTCAACCTCGACGCACTCGCACGTCTCATGCGAGAGGATGATGATTTGGGCCACGCGCTCCCCCCTCTCCACAGTAACGAGGTCGTGACCCGCGTTGTACAGGGGCAGCATGATCTCCCCGCGATAGTCGGAGTCGATGATACCAGGCGTGTTGACGATGGTGACGCCACGCTTCGACGCCATGCCGCTTCTGGGCACGACCATCCCGAAATAGCCGCGCGGAAGCTCGATTGCCACCCCAGTGCCCACCTTGACCGTGCCCTGCGGCGCGATCTCCACCGTCTCGCGGCTAGTAAGGTCCATCCCTGCGTCACCTGGCTTCGAGTGCTTGGGCATCGGAGCGCCATCGGTGAGCTTGACGTTGATCCTCATTCATATCCTCCCATTCGTTGTCAAGAAAGTGCCTATAGCCGCCAAAAACAAGCGATTCTGGCGGCTATAGACCACACGAACACATTCCAAACAAATCGTCGCTGTATATATGGCCTACGGCAGGAACCTGGTTGACTCCCCGCACGGCCTGAACTCGTTGCAGTAGAAAACCTTGTCGATTGCACGGCACTTCGGCACGAGGAACGGCTTGAACTCGGGGTTCACCGCTATCACGGCCCTGCAAATGAGCTGCATGGCACGTCGCGTCTCGGGAGCGGACTGTCCGCAAAGGCGCATGCGGGCCATCTGGATAAGCTCTTGCGCGTTCACGTCCATCACGTGCATAACGGGAGCGTCCTGACGCGCGGCCTCTCGGTCGTACTTGTCCTGACGGTCATTTCGCTGGCTGCTGACGTAGTGCTCGACGCCGTACTTGTGCCTACAGAAGTGGACGCTCACCCAGTACGGGAGCGTGATGCGGATTGTGAACATGAGCGTTCGGATGGGGCTGTGCCCCGCCTTGATGATCTTGTGCTTCCACTCGTCGCTGACAGCGCCGCCCCACTTCCTGCCAATGGTGTTCATGGCAAGCATCTTGCAACGCTCCCAGTCCTCGTCCTCTGGATGCCGCAGGACTTCAACCTTGTACTCAGTCACTCTCGATCCCCTCCATGTAGCTTCGCAGCTCTTCCTGCGTCGGAACCCACACGCTCACAACCTTGTCGGTTCTGACGAGACGCCCATCGACGGTGAGCAGCCACTTGTTGCGCTCCACCTTCATGCGCACAAGGTCAATCTCCCCCTCTACGACGTGGACATCCGCATCGGCTGTCGTGAGCATCGTCACCTCGTTATCGTCCGGCATCGGCCCCTCCATCCTTCCTCAATCGCTGCAAGTTATCCTGCACGCCCTTGCAAAGCTCCTCGTACACACCGTCGCAGCCGTCCATGACGTAGATGGGTGTGCCGTTGCGCGTGTTGTCCTGGATTGCGTCAACGCAGCGGCGCATCTGCTTTATCGTGTCGCGCGACACACTGACGGTGCCGGTGAGGTGGCTGCCGTTGTGATCGCACCAGCAGTACATGTCGCGCAGGAACTTGGAAAGGTCGCGCAGGGCATCGACACTAGTGACTTTCTTCAAAGACATCCTCCTTGGGTTGGTAGATGTATATGAGCGAGTTGACCGTGCGCAGGATTTGCTGCTCCACCTGATTCCCGGCGAGCGTCGTTTCACGCGCGACAAGGGATACAAGCTCGTCCAAGGTCATGTCGGCATCGAGCACGTCAGGCCCTTGGAACGACTTGCTAATCATGATGTAGGTATCCTTCAATGGCTTCCTCCGTTCGTCGCTGTATAAAAGGGCACCCGCAGCTCTCGCCACGGGTGCCACGATTGCCACTCTATGTTGCCGCCTAGCGCAGCACGTCCTCGATGCGACAGCTATCGAACAGGTCGTAGCCACGAAGGCCGCTGTGCTGTGGAGCGGATGCCATGAACACGACCTTGCCGACTGACTGGCCGAACATGACTGTCGGTGTGGTTGATTTCCGCGCCGTCCAGTTCCCAGCACGAATGTCTTTGAGCCACCGCACGTACTCGTTAAAGGCGTAGACGGCATCCCTATGCGTGCTGAACCTGGCTATGACGTTCTCGCCATTGAGCGCGTGCATTGACGCTCGGATCATCTCGCGGTGAGTCATCATGGTTTGCCTCCTAAAAGTGCAAGTGCACGTCGCTGATGTCGATGCCCAACGACTCGACCTCCGACTTGTAGTAAAGCTCGGCCCACTCCTCGTCCTCGTAGGCATAGCTCGCATAGAGATCGTGAATCAGCTTGCCCACGTCCCGCATCGAGCACCAGTCTGGCTTTGTCTCGCTAATGATGTGCTCAGTCACGGTCTTGTCATCGACGGCGCAAGGGTCATGCCACTCGCCCCAGCACGCAAGCGGGCACTCTCTACACGTTGTCGGCAGCTTGTCCATGTCTGGTATGTCGATTGCTACCAGCATCTCGGGTGTCCCTTCCTGTCGCGCCTGAGACTTCGCACGGTGTACTTGTAGCGGCCAGTGACTAGCTTGTAGAACCTGTTCAACGACCACCACTGGGGCTTGAGCCTGAACGTAATCGGCTCATTGGACAGCTCCATCAGCCTGCCAGCCCACAGTTCCGTCTCGTCATCGTCGCTGTCAGCGGTCAACGAGACGCCACCCTCATCGACGTACCCAAGGTTCTCGAACTCGTCGCTGTCAGTGGCGCAAAACATGAAGCCACCTGACGCGAGGATGCTATCGTCACCCATCCGACTCGTCACCTCCGAAGATGACCCTCACGGCCAGAACGACCATGAGGGTCATGCACATCCCAAACCATGTCCCGCATGCAAACTCGATCATACGCACGCCTAGCAAGTGACGGTGTAGGGCGGCTTGATGGCGGTGTCACTACGGAATGTCAAGACATTCTTATCGTCATGGCTCAGAGCGTCGATGAGCATGCTCCGAATGTGCTCATACGTCTCGTCGGCCTCGATGCGCAAGTCTGCGCAATCCTCCATGGAGTCCAGCTTGGTGCAGAGCGTGGTCGCACTGATAAGCCCATCGACCATCCACTCTGCCTGTTCCTTCGTGAATGTCACTCTACTTCCCCCTCATCGACTCGTAATCCAGCAGAACTCCCGCACCCAGGTTGTCGCTGTAACTATCGGTGCCGTCAACAGCCTCGGACATCCAGCACCCGTCACCGATTGTCGTGAGGGACTGGACATGGAACGGGCCATCATCGAACATCAGCCAGTCGCCGACGTTGATGGGATTGCCGTTTCGGTCTGTCGGCAGTTTGATCTTCCGCTTGCGCCTCTTGCTCATCTCACCCTCATTTCGTCTGGAAGAACCTTCATCGTTATGAAGTCGATGAAATCGACCTTGTACAGCGGCATGTCCTCTGGCGGCTCGTGGATTTTGAAGTCGATCTCCGGATTATGCAGCCTTCCGCAGAGCTTGCACCTCTTGCCGACGTGGAAGAACGGAACCCTCTCCCCTCTCCTGTGAATGAAAGAGCCTGTATCAATGCAGACCATCTCGTAATCGTGCTTGTGGTCGCTGCGAGCGTGCTTCTTCTTTGGCTTCTTCGACTTGAACCTCGGCTCGTCCGGCAGCGGTGCGTACTTGTGCCGCAGGGAGTCCTCGTCATGCATCCGACGCCTCCATCCACTCTCTCGGGAGTTCACTTGCCTGCTCATTTGTGACCAGATACAAGCGCCTACAGGAATCGCAGACGTACCAGCCTTGTCGTATGTGAAGCACCGGGTTGTAGAAGCTAAAGAAGTTCGCTGGGATACGGTCAACCTCCCTGCCGCAGTAGGCACACTCAGTCATCGGGCACCTCGATTCCAAGCTCGCGCATTTGCTCTTCGACCCACCGCTTCTCAGGTGCTCCGTAAGGCCCCCAGTCGTGCCCACTGACGTAGCAGCGGTGCATGTACTCGACCAGCTCCCGCAGCTTGGCAATCTCTGCCACGTATGCCTCAACCGTTTCGGCAGAGAACCATCGTCCGCTGTCAGGCAGCAGCTCTTCAAGCTCTGCTATGCGCTCCCGCAGCTTGGCGTTCTCGGACTCAAGCGCCATGCTCTCGTCCAATATGAGGCGTGCGCTTTCCTCGCCGTCCGACACGACCTCGCGCAGCCTTGCGTTCTCGGCCTCAAGCCCCTCGATTATGTCAGCCGCGCCCATCATCAGCGTCGCCGCCTGCGGCATCGCAAGACCCACGCTCTCAGCCATAGCACGCAGCTCGTCGCACTTGGCGCTAATCATGCTTATTCCGACCTCCCATCACGCCGATCGAATCGCATTGGCGTGGCTCGGTCGCCGTCCGCTCGCCTAACCCACCTGGATACAGTGGCGGGATGCACGCCAAGCGCATCAGCCACATCGTCCCTTGTCGCGGTTCCGCTCATCAGCCTATCGACCCACATATCGCGCAGGCCAACCGGCGTCTGCATCCTCCGATACGGGAACCTCGACCTGTCCGACGCTATGACCTGATTGACCCTGGCCTTGCTGTAGCCAAGCTCGTTGACAATGCGCTTGAGCGACACCCCATCGCTCCACATCCGCTCCAACAGGTCAAGCTCGGCGTCCGTCATGCCAGTATCCCAGCGCGCTTCGCAATCCTGCGAACGTCTCGGCGCTTGAGATCGAACGCAAACGCGACCTCCTCGACGGTATGACCTCCACGGAGCATCGCAATGACGTTGCCCTTGTCAACGCTCCTCATGCTCGCCTCGCACCCCTCGACGTGAACCTGCGCGACCATGCTGTTTCGCCTGAACAATTCCCATCACTCTCCAATCGGATCGCCTCATTTGAAGTCCTCGCATCGGCATGGCTGACCACAGCCGACGCGAGGACCAAATGCGGATTTCAATTACTCGTCAACATCGCCAGTAAGGCGCAGTTTCGATGCAAAGCGCTCGATGGCGTCGGTCACCTCATGGTCATCGACCTCGTTGGCACAGCCGACAAACTCAGAGGCAAACTCCCGCAGCACGTCCTCAACGGTCGGCTCGTGGTAATGACGAAAGAAGCCATCGAGCGCGGTCGGTGCCTGCTCCCCTTCGAGTTGCACTCCCCAATGAAGCTCTCCGCCCCATTTCTTCGGATACTTCGAAAGCATCAGCGCAATCACATGGCCACGCGCCTTGCCGCGCTCCATCATGTCTCCCACGTGGATAATCTCGCCGTCAGCGTCCACGGGAAGGAGCACGCTGGCGTCGGCGAGATTGTTCAGCTCCCGTATGGCCTTCTGGTATTCCGCGTCTATGCGGTCGGCGATGGCTGTCACGACATCGTGTGTATCTCCACAGAAGCCGTATCCCCACTTCCTCAGCTCGTCAGTGATGCTCATTCGGCATCACCCGCCAGACGGAGCTTGGCGGCGTACTTCTCCACGACACCCTTTCGGATGGTCAGCGCGTCATCCTTGCAGACGGCCAGTGCGAACTCCCGCAGCACGTCCTCGACGGTCGGCTTGCGGTAATGACAGCACATGTCGGCAAAGCGCGGGCCGTCCTCGACCATGACCACGGATGGTGGCATGAGAGCCACGACCTCCTTTGGCTTGGTGTTGTCCTTGTAGGCAATCACGTCACCAATGCGAATAGGCACGTTGTTAGCATCCACTGGCAACTTGACGTAGTTGGCGTCTCGCTCGGCCACCCACTCGTCATGCTCGCGCCACATGTCGTACATAGCGCTCTCGTGCTTCGCGTCTATGCGGTCGGCTATGCGCTCAAAGTCAGCGAGAATGCCGTCAACGTCCCCAGCGTCCAAGTCATTCATGAGACTCGGTGTCTCGCGCCAATCTTGCGCGTACTCCCTCAGCTCGTCAGTAATTCTCATTCGGCATCACCGCGCAATTGGAGCTTGGCGGCGAAGTCAGCAATGTTGCCGCTCTCCATCACGTCATCAATGTCGTAGAAACGGTGCGCAGAGTCCTCGTTCCAAGTGTTGTGGCAAAGTGTCACCACTCCACGCAGCACGTCCTCGACGGTCGGCTTGTGGTGGTGACGCAAGCGCTTACGCTTGCGTGGGCACTTGTGCTCGTCCATCGGTTCAAGCTCGCCGTTGCTCATAATGTAGCCAACAACCTCGAACGGCTCGCAAAAGCCGCCGCCAACCTTCTTCCCTTCCATCACGTCGCCGATGCGAACGGGCACACCGTCAGCATCCACGGGAATCTTGACGTAGGAGGTCATGTCTGGCAGTTCGACCGACTCCACGCCATTGCCGTAGGCTTCTGCGCAGGCGTTCTCACACTCCGCATCTATGCGGTCGGCGATGGCTCGGAGGTTTGCCTGTTGCTTGTCGGTCGGTACCCAGCCTGTATACGGGTCAGCCGCGAACAGGCGCAGCTCGTCAGTGATGCTCATTTGGCATCACCTCGCAATTGGAGCTTGGCTGCTTGCTCGTGCAACCATTCCTCGACCTCTGGCGTGCGCTCTTCCACGGCCCCGAAATGCTTCAAGCTCTCGTACAGCACGTCCTCAACGGTCGGCTTGTGACGAACACGCTTGTTGCGCGCAGTTGTCCACTCTGCCTGCTCGCCATCTCCATCAGGGTCAACATAAAACAGCGTGTCATTTGTGCCGATACCGATTACGTCAATCGCGTCCCCGCTGTCGCACCACTCAACCACGTCGCCGACATGAACAGGCTCGCCATAGGAATCCTTTGGAAGCATCATCCAGCCAGCCCTCTCCAAGTCTGCGACAAGGGTGGCATTGCCATCCATCAGCTCGGCGTGGCACTCGTGGTAGCCCTTGAGCCACATATCGCCGTTCTTGGCCTTGAGGTCATCGATCTCCTTCTGCATGTTGCATGCATTGTTGTACCACTCTAGGCACTCGCGCTCCTGCTTTTCGTTGACGTGGCACGCAACCTCATAGTCACGCTCAAGGTCGTGGATGTGCTCAAGCGCCTGTTCGTAGAGGCTCTTCCAATGCTCGCGCGCACTGGTTGCTTGGTCGAAGTTGTTGCGCTGTGTCTTGCACTCGGAAGTGAGGCGCTTTACCTCGCGTTCAAGCATGTTGATGCGTTCGGACTCGGCGGGATACATGGTGCGCTGGCGCAGCTCTTCGTTCTCGCGCTCTAGACTTGCATGGATTGCGTCGATGGCGTCGCACTTCATCAGGAAGCCCTCGTACCCAATGGTGCCGATGCGGCTTACAACCATCTGTCCGTCAGTCTCGGAGGGCTTGTACGCCTCCATGTAGCTGCGAAGGTCGCCGGTGACGGGCTTTAGTCCCTCAGCCATTGAATCGACACTGTTATCAGCAGTATGTCCAACGGGAGCAGCATCAGGGCCACCATCACGAGCTGGCACACATCCTGTGGAGTCCATTGCATCCTGCTCCTCCTTCCACATCCCGTACAGGTCGCTGAGGCTTGCTGGTGTCTGGTCACCGCCAAGCAGGTGAATCAGCTTGTCACGCACCTCGCCAAATGAAAGATCGCTGCTGTCGATGCCCAACGCGGCAGACAGGTCGCTGTACCACTTGGCAAACGGACTGCCTGAATACTCGGGGTAGCTGACTGACATCTTCCTCAGCTCGCACAACGCCTTGTGGCGCTCGTTGCCAAGCACGTCGTATGCCACATGGGTGCTCTGCTCCCGCTTCCAGCCAAGCGCTATCTTGTATGCGTCAACCTCCACGTTATGAGCGTCTTTGATACGCTCGCAGCACTCATGGATTCGGTCATCGATGCGTGCGCAGCAGTCGTGCCCGTACTGCACGAGGGCCTCCACCTCATCGTCAAAGCTGCCGATAGCGCATTCGTAGAAATCGCCCAACTAGGCCACCTCCGTCTTAACGGTGGAGGGCCTACCCTCGCAGGCCCTCCGCTGCTTTTCCCTCTTGTATATGCGCCGTATGCTGTCTGGACTTGTCCCGTACCACGCGCCGAGCGACACGTAGCTCCAATGGGACTCGACAAGCGACACAAGCTCGTCAAGCTCCCAGTCGCTCAGGCAGAGCGGCGAACGTCGCTTGCCCATCACCCATCCCATTCCGTGCAGTCGGCGCAGCCGAGGATTCGCGCGCAATCGTCCTGCCAGCACATGCGGTTCGTGTCAACCTCGCCTCCGAACGCGAGCATGCCGAGGACTCTCAGGCACGCACTGCAATGCACGCACTCGTCCATCCACTCTGCCCCGGTCTTCTCAGGCTCATCGTCGGGGAACTCCTGCACGCTGTCGTTGGTCAGCGTCACGTTGTCGGTGTTGAGTCGGCGGTCGATCATCACATTCCTCCCCTCGAAGCTATCACGCCGGATATGATTGCCACGGCAATGGCGACAGCCGCTATGAGACGGCGCAGGCGCATCACACCATCCATGCGACCTCCTCCACGACGAACGCATTCTCGCTGCCGAGGAACTTCGCCACCGCGTTGAGCTTGTCAACCTCCGTGAGTGCGGCATCCATCGTGAGGTACAGGCCGTAGCATCGCGGCTCAGGTGCCTTTGCCCAGATGAGGTACGCAGGCTCGGACGTGTCCGCAAGGGGAGCGCCAGTGGCCTCCATGTGCTTGGTGGTGGCGGCGTCGAACTCCTCCTGGACATCGTGGACGGCATCGCTGGTCATCGGGCGTATCTCCTCGATGGGGTCGAGCGGATAGCCGCACACGACAGTGCTCTCGGCAAGCTCGGCCTTGGAGTCCTCGCTTGGCTGCGTGTCGTGCTTGGCCGGAACTGGCTTGCGCTCAGGCTCGTCCTTGCGCTCAACCATGTCCATGAAAGCCTGCTCGTCGCGCAGGTCTTGGCACCACTTCTCCCACTGCTGCTGCGCGTTCCTCGCGTTGACTCCGACGAAGGTTTTGGACTTCGCCCTGCCTCCGATCACGCACGTGCCCTCGAACCTGTGTGGGTCAGTCGTTGAGGTCAGACGCCCGTTGGCCTTGTCACCCGCCACGATCTTCGACTTCGCCGCCATGTCACCCGCCTCCTTCGACTTCCGCTCCTGCTTCTTGCGCTGCTCCGAGATGATGCGGTACGCGGTGCTGCGCGCAATGTTGTACCTGTCGGCTATGTCCTGCGTCCTTTCGCCGAGACAGTGCATCGTGTAGATGCCATCCTTCTCGTGCTCTGTGAGCTTGACGTTCTGCATTTCGCTCCCCTCGTATTCCTCTATGCTGTGCGCGAAGGGGCGCGCCACTATGGACGCGCCCACTACATGCCAGCTCTTCTGTCAACGTTTCCAAGCGCGACGCTCGCATACCGTTCGCGGAACCTGCTCACGATAGCCATGGCAGTCTCGTTGTCACCGCTCTTCGACATGCGCCGGGCCAATGCGTCGGGCGTGAACTGGGTGGTCACGATGGTCGGGCGCTTGTTGGCGTATCGGTCATCGACAATCGCGAACAGCCTGCTCAGCGCCCACTGCGACGGAACCTCCTTGCCGAGGTCATCGATAACCAGCAGCGCGCATGACGTGTACCTGCCGATGACCTGCGACTCGCCCTCGGTTCGGCTGGAATAGCTGTCGCTTATCTCAGACAGCAGGCGCACCGACGATATGAAGCGCGCCTTTCCCCTGCCGCATGACAGCCAAGCCTTCGTCACCCTTGCCGCGAGCCACGTCTTGCCAGCCCCCTGCACGCCGCTGATGTAGAGTCCACCGCCGCCATCGAGCGCGTCGAGCATGTCGTAGTCCGGCTCTGCCGCTATGAAAAGGCTCGGGATGCCGCACGCGACAGCCTCCTGGTCAAGTGCGACGCCCTCGATCCTCATGTCGGTCTGCTTGCTGACCATCTTCGTCAGCCAGTCTGGCGGCTTAGTGCCGCTCTCCACGTACAGGTCGTAGAGTTCATCAAGGCTAACGTAGGTCTTGAGTTCCATCCTCTCCCTCCTTTGACGAGAGAAGCGCATCCACCCTCTGAATGCGCTCTCCGATCCAACGCATGACTGGCACGGCCATGGAATTGCCAGCACACTTGTAGCGTGGGCTGTCACAATCGCTGCTGGCCCACTTCCTCACCTTTCGGCGCAGCCTCTCCCTCTCTTCGTCGCTGTAATTGAATGACGCCGCAACCCTTTCGGTCACGGCGTCAACGTCACAGTCTCGAAGGCTCGTCCATCCTGTCGGAAAGCCCTGCAACCTCTCGCACTCGTCTGGCGTCAACCGCCTTACCACATACTCGAAGTTGTCGGCAGAGTCGGGGACGAACATCGTCTGGTCTTGTGTCGTACTAAGCGTGTAGCTCACATCCTTGTCCCACATTGCGCCCTCGCCCCCACCAACATTGGGTGTGCCGGTGTGACGCAGCTTCAACATGTAGACGGACTTCTCATCATCCGCATCCATATCGCGCTCACCTCCAAGAGTCGGGTTCGAGGATCAGTCCACCCGCTCGTATCGACTGGTTGTTTGTGAACTGCTTCTGCCCGTCTGTGGCATTGAGCGTTGGGTAGCAGTCATCCCCGTTGCTTGTGAGCGGCCCACGAGCACCATGGCATCCTTTGACATGTGTGCAGTCAGCGTGGGAACGACCCCCCCCCCGAGCCAATTTCCGCGTTGCCGTTCGTGCTTGCCATCACGAGGGGTTCGTCATCGTGGCGACGGTATGCGACCGCCTCTGGGCCAGACGCATCGACTGTGTGCGCGACCTCATCGGATATGCCGCATCCGTTGGCGCTCGTGTTCGCGGTTCGTATGGCTATCGCTGGCGAGTGCCAGTCTGCGGTCAACGTGTTGCAGGTGCCATCGTCGTACGTCGGCATGCTTCTCGCCGCAGCGCTCGCGCTGTACTTAAATGCGGTTATACCCCCCCTCGCAACCCTCGTCAGCGCCGTCTCTAGCTGCGGCGGCAAGCTCCTCCCTCTTCTTCTTGCTCGACGCAGGATGCCCGAACACGCCCTCGCGCTCAAATAGAACCGCTGAGGAACCCCCCCCGATCCAAGACATCCGACAAGAAAGACACGTCTGCGCCGCTGGGGAACTCCGAAGAACTGGCTGTCAAGCACTCGCCATGCCAGACCATACCCGAGTTCATCCAGCTCCGCGAGCAGGGTTCCAAAGGCTCGCCCCCTGTCTTGCGAGAGCACGCCTGGAACGTTTTCCCAGAGGAGCCACCGGGGTTCAATTTCACGAACAGCTCGTACGTACTCAAGCATGAGCTGACCTCGCGGATCCATGAGTCCTCCGCGCTTTCCTGAGATGGAGAACGCTTGGCAGTTATGAACGGCAATTCCATCTGCTGTATATGAGTTGTCATCTTCGACCTCCAAGTTGTAGACGGTTGCCGTTCCTGATGGAGTGAACGACTGAACAATTCTCTTGACGTACCCGTTGTCAATCTGACAGCGACCGCCACTCTTGCCCAAGGTGACTTTGTACGATGGCTTGACCCGATACTCGACTCCCTTGATTACGGATGTGCCGCGCTCTGTGGGCTTAGCCACTGAACCGACTCTCGAAAGGAGCTGGATGCCGATGGTCAACGCCTTGGATACGCTTTCAGCTGATGTGACGCCGCTCTCATACTTGTGTCCATCGGTTGCCATGTAGCCGCGAACGATTGCCTGCCGCTCGGCGTCAGACAGTGCAAGCGCCCAAGCGGGGATGTTCTTATTGGCTGCACCACGACCAAAGTGCCGTTCCAGAAAGCGGCACAACTCGGTGTTGTGGATTACGACTCGGCATCTCGTGTCATCTATGCGCTCGACTCGATAGTTCATCTTCTGCTTGAATCGAGCTACAAAACCAACGAGCTTGCTAGGACAGATGGACAGCTCAAGCGTTCTCAGTGTTGGGTTTCTTCTGCCCTTGCCGGCTATCAAACCATCCCCGAGATACCAGCCGATTAGCTCGGCAATCTCGACGTTATCCAAGTCGTACACCTTTGGGTACTCAGGCACCAGACAATCAATGTCTGGGACCATACAGGCACAGAGTCCTACAGCGTCTTCCGCTGAGACGAACTTCTCACTCTCGAATCTGAACCAGCTACCGTCTTCGTTGGCCTTTCCCCTCTGCGTGCGCTTCGAGGTGAGGATCGGATGACTCGGCGTGCACTCAATGGGCATTACTCCGCATATCTTCAAAACGCCAACATCGGTAACTCTCGCTCCCGTGTCGAGCACCTTGCGGAGCCTGCCCTTGTGAGTCACAACCCGGTCCCCGACGCGTACCTGCTCAATGGGCTTGAACCCATCCTCGCAAAGGACTAGGGTACCCGCTGTGAAGCACGGCGTACCGCCAACGACCAAATCTACTCTACCCTTGTACGGTTTCCAATCGACGTTCGCTATGTCCCCAAGGTTGGGAACGTCTGGGTATCTGTGCGCAAGGACGGCGCTTGGGTAAGGCTCGACCTCCGCAAACGCAAGGGGCTCGAATCCAAGAACGTCCCATGCGACGCTTGCCGCCTCGATGCCAGAGCACAGTGACACGTACCTTATCGGCACCTACTCACCTCCCATGATGTCGAACAGCGTGAGCTGGGCATCACTGTCGCCGCCCTTCTCCGCGCTGTCGTTTGGCTTGTCCTCGTCATGCGGTAGCCTGCTCCGCATACGGCTGTCTGCTATCTCGCAGTAGTGGGAATCCATGTCTATGCCCACGAAGCGCATGCCCTCGTCCATGCAGGCAACGCCAGTGGAGCCACTTCCCATGAACGGGTCCATGACCACCCCCCCCTGCCTGCAAACGAGCTTCACGAGGTAGCGCATGAGCGCGTTGGGCTTGACGCACGGATGGTCGTTCTTCACGTCGCCGCAGTTGCGGTCCTTCTTGGACGCCTTCGCGCAGTAGAAGAAGCGCGCCGCACTGCCAGTGTCGCCATACCCAAGCTGATCTTGGTACTCATGGCCGTTGAACTTGCCATAGATGCCGTTCTTGCCAGGGGCCTTGACGCCGCCACCTCCACTTGACTTTCCAGTTGACGGGAACATGGCGACAACCTCGTCGCTACCGTCGTGGACGAGGTTTGCGGGGTAGCGTCCGAGCTGTTCGCTCTTCGCTATGTTCTCCTTCTTGCGCTCGACAAACGCGGCTTGCATGTCCGGATCGTCCATGAACGGACGCCGCCAACCGTCCTGTGCGGACCCAGCCTTCATGCCGCCACCAAGGCTGTCGCTAGTGGGTATGCGGCATGCGTCGATGTTGATTGCGCCGGTGCCATACTTGCGCACGTTGTTGACAACCGTGCCGCTCAGCGGCTTGTACGCCAGGATGATGGGTTCCCATGCGGGCTTTAGGTGCGTGTTCCACCCCTCCCACTCCCAAGCATCGTCTGGAAAGCCTTTCTCCATCATGCGTCGTACGTTCTGGCCGTGCGGCATACCGGAGCCGTAGACCCACATCATGCAGTCCTTGACAATCCAGCCTGCGTCCTCGATGGCGCACGCGATGCGGTGAAACGTCCTCGTCCCGCCAAAGCAGAGCATGTGGGCACCAGGCTTTGCGACGCGAATGGCCTCCTCGAAGATTGGGGTCATCTCCTCCTGGAATCGTCGCATCTCACCGACTGTCGGCGTCTTTCCATGGCTGTTGCCGAACTTCGGGACAGCGGCGTTGCTGTTGTCGTAGGCACGGCCCTTCTCCATGCGCTCCGCCACGGACTCTGTGCCGTTCGGCTTCCCGAAGGTATCCCAGCTAGCGCCGCCAAAACCAAGAGCATATGGTGGGTCTGTAACAATGGCGTCCACGGAATCGCTTTCCATGGACGCCATCTCGCTCAGGCAGTCGCCGTTATGTATCGTGTATCGTTCGCTAATCTCGCTCGCCCCCGTCTCTTCTGTTCCACGCCAGCACGACATGGTTCACTGCGGCCGGCAGCGTGCTTCTGTAGCACGACATGTCAGCCGGGCACCCATCGCCTGTGCAATAGATCTGCGCGTAGTACTCGGCACCATCCCAACCGCATTCGAGCTTCGCGCTACTCCCACAGAAGGGGCAGTGCATCGGATCGTCCGCAGTCATTGGAGGGCCTATCGTTCTCGTCATCGTCACGCACTCCAACATCTTCAAATTGCGCCTGTTCAGGCTCGTAGTCCTTTACCCACTGCGTCGCCATCGCCTTGGCAATGCCGTGGAATGTCTTGCTGCGCAGCTTCGCCCTGTCATGTGGTGAAAGGCTCCATGCCTCGGCGTACCACGTCGGCATGGTGTTGCCGCTGGCATAGACCATGCGCGGCTCTGGCTCCACCACGTTCGTCGGTTGCAGCGGTGGCAACCCCTTTAGCCACAGGCAGGTCTTCTTCTCGTATGGGTCGCCGAACATCCAGGGCTGTATGATCTGGTCTGGCTTCCTGTACAGCCTGCTCATGATGCCGACAGGATTCTCGATTGCCACGCGTGGCACGTGGTCAAGGCACGTGAACGCCTTGAAGAATCCGATGCCCATGTCCTGCTGGCCGTTGCGGCGCTTTCGCTCGAACCACGCCGCACCGCTCACCGCCAGATGGGTGCATGGCGGAAACGCGATCACCATGTCCCAGTCCATCTTCACGACCTCAAGCGCGTCTGCCTGTATGTGCCACTCAGGGTGCATGCCAGACGTGGGGAGAAGATCGCAAGAGAATGCAGTGTGCCCCCCCCCGACGCAATTCCGCAGTCACAGCCTGCGACTCCTCACATGCGCAAAGCACTCGCATCAAATCACCGTCCTTCGCTAATAGAAATGGCCCCAATGGGCCACTTGATTTGCTTCTGCTCTTACCTGTCCTCGTTCATCGCGCCGCATCTGGGGCAGTAGTTCGGTGGCCCATTGAAGCCGCCCATCCTGTAAAACCAGTCCCACACACAGCCGCATTGACACTCCCCACGGCTAAATCATGGGGGATTCCTGCTTCGTCGAGAATGTACTCTCGTACAGGTCCAAAGTCCTCTCCACAGGCGTTGATTCCCGTGTGCCCCACGGTATGGCATAGCTACATGGCGAGAAGTCTCTTGCCTTCTCTCGCTATATTCATAGCGGCATTGATGTCGCGGTCGTGGTGAGTTCCGCATTCTGGACATGTCCACTCGCGCATCGAGAGCGTGAGATCGTCGAAGACGCATCCGCAGTTTCCACAGGTCTTGCTGCTCGGGAACCATCGGTCGATCTTGACGAACGCCCTGCCGTACCAGTCGCACTTGTACTGAAGCTGTCGGAGTATCTCGGACATGCTCGCGTCACCGACCGCCTTTGCAAGGTGATGGTTCTTGACCATGCCCATCACGTTGAGGTCCTCGACGGCGATGGCTTGGCTCTCGCGCACCGCCTGCGTCGTCGCCTTGTGGATGGCGTCCCTGCGTTGATTGGTTACCTTCTCGTAGACAAGCGCGACCTTGCGCTTCTGCTTCTGCCAGTTGGCCGAGCCTTTCTTTCTACGGGAAAGCCTGCGCTGCTCGCGTCGGAGCTTCTTCTCGGCCCTTCGCAGAAACTTGTGATTCGGGACCTTTACTCCGTCCGAGCGGATCATCAGGTCCTTAACTCCTGCGTCGATGCCAAGCATCTCGTTCTCGCCCATCGGCATGTTCGGCTCGGGGACGTCGGTACAACAGATGATGACGTAGTACTTCCCGGACGGGACTCGCTTCACGGTGGCATTGAGGATGCGGCCCTCTACAGGCTGCGTGATCTTGCACTTCACAACGCCAAGTTTTGGCAGCTTGACATGCGACCCATCAATCACCGTAACCTTGCATCCAGCGGCAGGGTTACGATAGCTTTGTGTGCCATCTCGTCTTGACTTGAACTTTGGGAAACCTGGCTTTTCGCCGTTCTTCACGCGGCGGAAGAAGTTCTGATATGCCTTGTCAAGGTCTCTGATTGACTGCTGCAACGCCGAGTTGCTGACCTCGTACAACCATGGCGCGACCGTCTTCTTCCACACGGTAAGCTGTTTGCACAGATCGAACTGCGAGAGATTCTTCTTCTCGCACTCCCATGCGGCCTTCTTTGTCTCCAGTGACAGGTTGTAGACCCACCGACAAGCGCCGAAGGTCTTTTCGATTAATGCCACCTGCTCCTTGTTCGGATACAGGCGGCATCGATATGCTCTTTGTATCAATGTAAAAAACCTCATAATATGGTGATGTGGCGGGTGAGGCATCCCGAGCGTGCGCGGAAGGCACACTTGTCTACCTGCGTACTTACGGGAACAGGCCGCAGTACTCATTCACTTTGCCTTGGCACACGCACTGGTTCCTGCTTCTGCGACACGTGACTAGAGCTTCCGAACGAAGCTCCCCCGCCAGAGGTGTCTCCACAGGCGTAACTTCCCACATGCCATGCGGTAGATCGTTGTTAAACTCGCTTGGTTTCAATAGCTACAACAAAAAACAGCAACGGTCTCGCGGGGTCTCCCAGTCATCACTGTTGATGCTCATCAAGCCTGTGTTGATCTACAATTCCCTCCCGCACATCGGGCAGTTCCTTATCGGAATGATGAGCACGACCTTGAAGCAGCCGTCTTGTGGGAGCCACACGGCAAGCGCGCTGTCATACAGCATCAGGACCTCGGCATCGTCACTGTAGACGATGGGCTTGTTGCGGTATTCCTCGTCAGTGCCGTTGTACTTGCAGTATGGGCAGCTCATAGCTCCCTCCCGCACATGGGGCAGAACTTGATCTCGAAGAACCTCTCGCACTCCCCCGTGGGATGCCCAATGTAATCCTCGTCAGTCTCGTAGAAGGAGCTGACTTCGATCTGCTTGCCCACTATCTCGGCATAGAGATACGTGTTGTCGGCGATAGGCTCGTGCCACCAGCCGTTCACGCCGTCCGTGCAGTACTTGCAGCTCATGACAGCTTCCTCCCGCACATCGGGCACACCTTCGGATGGAACTGAGCGACTGCCGGGAGTGCGTACTTGCCAGCCATGTCATCGTCAATCAGGACCAGCAGCGACCACTCGCTGAACTCGAAGTCAAACCAGAGGTTGACGCGGCCCTGCGCGTGATGAACGAGGTCATCGTCCTTGGTGAACGCCCACTCGCCTACAAGGATTCCACCCTCAAGCTCGCCACCATTGCGGGCAACGGCAGCGTCTAGGTCACAGAACTCGCAGCTCATTCCTCGCCGCCACCAATCTCAAGCGCGTACCGACCAGTCAGGAACGGGCGCTCCTCGAACGCCACCGGGTCGTACTTCATCTCCGTTACAGGTGTCGCCTTTAGGACTGCCAGCCTTCCAGCGCAGGCTGTGCATAGGTCAACCACCATCTGCCGCATGTACTTACAGTCATTGAGGTCTGCGTTGCTGACCAGCACAGGCACCGTGTAACGAGTGAGTTCAACCTCGTCTGGCCTCACGTCAAGGGTCTTCCCACATACGTCACACGTGACGCGGATGAAATCCTTTCTTCCCATATCTACTCCCATAGCTTGATTGACAGCGTGCCGTCATCGAGGTCGATGCCATGCTCCTTGAGCTTCTTCAACTGTTCCTTCATCTGCTCGTGCTCATCGATGATGTCGGCCAGAGTCCAAACGTAACCGTCGTAGAAGCACTCGCGCTTGCCGTTCCGCGACAACCCCAGCTCGATGTTGCCGTCCTCGTCAAGCGAGAAGTCAACCGCCTCGATGCAGCCAGTCTTGTCCCAGTTGCCGAGCCACGTTCGGTGATGCTCGTAGACGTGGGCGTAGACACCCCACCGCGTGTCATCGTCGTAGACCTCGTGCTCGTCCATTAGGTGCGTGTCCCAGTAGAGCTTCGTCGCCAGTCCGCTGCGGTTGCCCCACACGTCAATGCACATCTGGTAGAACGGGGACTCCTTGAACTCTTGGAACGTGTACTCCTTCGACCAGTCGGTGAGTCTCTTGGGGTTGTAGCAGCCGTCGCGTAGGTTGGTGACCTGCGTACGCTGCACGCAGACGGTAACCAGGTCGTAGTAGCTGCTTGGAATGACGCGGAGCTGCATGTCGATGATGTCGCCTTCGTGGTACTCTCGGCTGCTGAACACCCTTGGCCCCAAGCGCTCATACTCTATGATTCCATCGACCTTGCTTGCCGTGTCGTACATGAGCCGCAGGTCGCGGATGTTCTTGGGATCCGGCTTGGGTGTTTCCCTCCTGCCGTTCGGAACCATGACTACCACCTCCACCAAAGAGCTTCTATGGGCCACTCGTTCGTGACGGCATCCCAGTTGTCCTTGCCGTCAAGCTCGTAAAGCCAACTCCTGATGCACTTGAGGGCACCATCCAACGTCCCCCAACCGTTCTCAGGCTCGTACTGCCTGTACATCTCAGGATTTCGTTGCAGCTCCCACAGTCCGCGCCACAGCTTTGGCACGACCTCCTCCATCGGGTAGTAGGCTGGATGCCAATTGCCATCTGCGTCCTGCTCGCTCTGGCTGTAGTCCCAACCCATGCAGGCACGGAACATCTTGCGGTAGTTGTAGGTGGGCGAGTCGTATTCTGGGACGTGAACCACGCAGAAGTGCTCTCCGTCATTGTCCGGCATCACCGTCTCGACGCACCAGCGGATGTCGTAGCTCACTCGGCGTCACGCTCCTCCTTCAACTCGTCAAGCACCTCGCGCCACGCCTTCTTGCGACCACCGCGCATCGCCATGAGAAGCGCTGCCTCGTCAATGACATCCTGTGCGTGGCGCTCCATCCACTTGTCCATGTAGTCGTTGACGTACTTGTGCCAGTTGACCTTCGGCTTGCCATCCTTGCCGATGCCGTAGGGGCTGTATCCGTAGTCTGAGGGAAGGGCTTCGGCAATGCCCTGACGGACTACGCTGTCGATGACCTTGGCGACCTCTTGCGCGCCGATGTTGGCTATCTGCGCCTCGATTGGCGACGTGTCGTAGGTGAACGGAATCGTAACGTTGTGAATCATGTCTCCCTCGCCTTCTTTGGCAATGCGCCACCCCATCTGACAAGAGCAGACGGGAACGGCGCACTCTGTTGCTGGACTCCGTTGATGCAGAACCTGACGCGACCGCTGAGGAACTGGATCTCTGCGGCCATAGGCTCAACCCAGTTCGTCCACCATGACGTGTCGGTTCTCGCCGGCAGAAGCCCAACGACTATGGTGTTCGGCTTCCGCGACTCTCTTGCGGCCTTCTCGACCCACGCCCCGATCTCACGTCCGTAGGGCGGATTCATGTAGCAATGATGCCCCCCCCCCACGACCTTTCCAGGGCGTTGTCCTCCTTGGTGAAATGCTGCTCGCACAGCGCGTTATCGTCGCTGCTCGCAACGTCCAGGTCGAAGTGCCATATGCTGTCGCAGCGGTCGAACAGGTCGCGTGGCGTCTCCCAGTCGCCCCTGTCGCTGCTCATCATGCCCGCGTTTATTGGCATGTCCACTCCTAATCAAAAAGGGCCGTCTGGCCCTCCTGCTTCTTCTTCCTTCTTGTCTCCGCATGATGCTTCGCGTCGTATCTGAGGTGGCATCGGGCGCATCCGGCCATAAGGTTCTCTGGCCTGCAATCCTCTGGCGTGTGGTTCAGATGCATCACCGTGAGGATTCGCCCGTGGTCCTCGACCTTCTCGCCGGGTCGATAGCACTGTATGCCGCAGATTTGGCACTTCCAACCTGCGGCATCCTTCACCCTGAACGCTATCTCATCCCAGTTCTTCGGGTAGCGCTTCCTATCCATCGGCATCGGCGTCATCCTCCAACATGCAAATGAGGTCATCCGCGAGGTTGGCTAGGTTGCTCTTGGCGTTAAGCAGCTCCTGCTTAACCTTGCCATCAGAGAGTGACGCCAGAACCTCTAGCTTCCCCTCGATCCAACCGACCGTAAGAACCATGTCCATGATGCCGCGCTTGTCGTTAATCATTGCAACTCTCCTAGAACGGAATCTCGTCCTGCCCTCTCAGGCGCAGCTTGAGGTTGTACCACTTGAACTTGACATCCTCGATGAGCGTCCTGATTGGGTGCTTGCGCCGCTGATCCTCATACCAACGCTCGGCAATCACGCACTCGGCATCGTCTGGCACTGGCTCGCCGTACTTCAACATGCACTCGCCGCAGGTGTCGTAGCCATAGGCCCTAGACTCGTATGGGCATGTCCCTGTGTAGCACATCGGCAGCTCCTAGAACGGAATGTTTTCCGGCAGCAGCTTCTTCCCGCAGAACGGGCAGTAGCTTATGGTGGCGACTCTCATGCCCACGTAGCACGACGGGTCGCCTTCCCAGTCTGGCTGATAGTCAATCAGCGCCCATTTGCCGACGCGCTCGTAGTTGCGGATGGACATGTGCGCCTTCAACGAGCCTTCGCACCGATGCGTGACGTAGTTGCCGCGCCAGTCCTTGACGCTCATCAGACCTCGATTCCCAGCTCGCGTGCGAGAATCACGAACGTGAAGTTGCCGCACTCGTAGTCCTCGCACTTGCGCCAGTCCTTGTCACGGCACCAGAATGCCTTGCCGCAAATCTCTGGCATGAGGTTGTCCAGCAGCTCATAGCAGAAGTCCTTGAGCTTGTCGTTCTCGCCATAAAGGCGCTTGATTTCGGTGAGCATCGGCAAGTCCGACACATCACAACGCTCCACAACGTCGCGCAATGTGACCTCGGCGTACACCTTGCCGTCCTTGACGGTCATGGGATAGGTCTTCATCACTCGTCCTCCGGCGCGCACCAGTAGACGTTGACCGACCAGTGCTTGAACCCATCTGCGCGCTTCTGCGTCCACGACCAGTTGTACCAAGGCTCACCGACCTCATAGAACTCGTCACGCAGGGAGTCCATAAGCTCGGCCATCTCATCCTTGCTGGCAATGTGGACGCTGAAACCGCCCTCGGTCGATGGGTAGTCTGGCGCGAACTTCTCGCACACATCCACGCACACAGGCTCGATGAAGGAAGCCTCGAACTCGTCAATCCAAGACTTCGCCGAAACCTCAATCGTCGCTGGCACCGCAATCCCTCCTGTTCCACTCCTCGATGGTTTCCCGCATGCTGTTGCTGTTGACGGTAGTAAAGACGTGCCCCAGCTCGCATATGACGATGGGGCTGTGAGTCCAATTGCTGTCACGATCCGCATAGTGCGCGACGCTCCCGCAGAAGGGGCACCGCTTAACCTGACTTGCTGCCATCGCAATCCCTCCTGTTCCACACTCTGATTACGTTGCGCTCGCCGTACTCGTAAACGTAGTAGTCAGTCTTGACATGGCACTTCGAGCACTCAATCCTGCTATGGCTCGGTTCGTCGCTGATATAGAGGTGCTTGATGCGCGCCTTGCCGCCGCAGAACGGGCAGGGCTTCAATTGCCCTAAAGTCGTATTCATAGACCCTCCTGTTCCACGCTGCGATGGCATCGTTCTCGGAGTAGAACATCGGCCCGCTACGCCTGTTCGCGTAGCAGCCAGCCGTCTCGCAGCCGACAAGCCAGAAGAGTCCGGCGAACATGCCAGAGTCGCTTTCGACCGCAGCCTCGCCACCGCAGAACGGACAGGGTTTTAGCTCGCTCATGCGTCTACCCTCCTGTTCCATGCTGCGGTCACTCGCTCTTGGATTGTTCCGCTTGGTATCGTCGCGCCACATCTAACGCAGATCACAGTGATGGCAAGTGCGTCAGCCTGCACGCCCGACCACGGATGACGAATGCCGCTCACATAGCGGTACTCAGGCTCGCCCCCGCAGAACGGGCAAGGCAACAGGCACCCGTGCTCAAGCTGCACTACAGCCATGCCCTGACCACCACCCACTTGCCCCAAGGCAGCGACTCCGTGATTGCACGCGCGAGGGTGTCGGCGAAGTCGCCAAGGTCAACCTCGACACCACAGAAGTCGGATAGCACGTCGCTGGGAACGTCGTTGAGTCCCAACTTGCCACTCATGCCATGCTCCACCGCGCAGTCCCACCACGACTCGAACAGAGCCTCGGCAATCTCGTCCTGCACCTCGTCCTCGTCATCGTAAATCTTGTCGAACTGGACGCCGGGAACGTCCTCACAGAACTCGCCGAACAGCAGCCAATCGACGCTCGCCTCGATGCCCTCGTGGTAGTACCAGGCGTAATCGTCGGGGCCGTTCTCGGTAATCGTTATCATGGGCAGCTCTGGGTTCTGCTCTAGCACGGCACGCACCCTCTCCGCGCTCTGGCGGTTCAGCTCTATCGTGCGTTGCAGCGTCCTAGCCATCGAGCACCCCGCACAGCTTCAAGGCTTCCTCTGCCGTGTCGCACCAAGCCTTAGTCTCGAAGCGGACGCACATCTTGCCGTCGTAGGTCTGGCTGGGAAACGCGAAGCACGTGCCGTTGGGGCCGTCGAAGGAAACCATGCTCATGGTTCCACTCTGCTCCCAGTCGATGCCGTTCTTGTCGAGCAGCTCCTTCAGCTTCTCCATCTCCATGTCCCCGCGCGTGCGGGCCTCAATGTCAATCATGTTCCTCCTTCTCTTGGCGTGCCATCTCGTCGTTCACGCCGTCCTCGTATCCGACCTGGTATCCCTCGTCAAAGCCGCAGTCGTGCCAATACCTGTAGGCTTGCTCGACTGCATCCTCGTCGTTGCCGACGTATCCCTCTTCGGGCTTTGCCATTCGCTCACCCCTAGAGTCTCGTATGGATGCGCTTCTCGTTGGTCTTCTGAGCGCTAACATCCTGCGTTGCAACCTCGACGCCGCTCAGCGCGGACGGGTCACCTGCATCGCCGCCCAGATACATCCAAAGGGTGTACGAGGTGCAGCGCGCCGCAACGTCTGGACTCACATCATGCGCAGCGTATCCGCGCATGAGTGCCGATTGCAGGTTGACCACCTCGATTGCTCTGGGGTCTGTCAGCGGGAGCGCCCCTGACTTGACGGCTTTCAGCTCGTCGGCAAGGGCATCCATCTCGCCACGCATGTCTGCGGCGTCCCTCTTGAACTTCTTTACCTCGGCATCGTGCGCAAGCCTTGCATGAACCGCTTGGATCGACTTGTCCTCAATGTCCTTCATGGCGCTTTTGGCCTTGTCCTCATATGCCTTCTTGATGGCGTCGAAGCCAAGCTCGCCGGTGTCAAGAATCTCAAGCAGCTCCAAGAACTTGCTTATGGTTGAGTTGACTGCCTGCTTGTTTGCAGACAGCCCAGCCCTCTTTCGCGCAGCCTCGACAGCCTCGAACAGGTTCTTCTGTTTGTCCCCTTGGACTTCCTTCTCTTGGTGGCCCTTCTCGACAAGATGGGGCAGTCCGCTGCGCGTTGCATATTCGGCTATCGCTTCGCTAAGGCCGGGGAACCTTGCAAGGGACTCGTCGTTGATGGCAACGGAATACCTTGCGCCGTCGCTGCTGCTGACGATTACTTCCTTCATGTTCGGGTTGACCTCGTACTCATACTCCATGTCGCCCTCCTACAGATAGTTGGAACCCATGAGCGCGACGAACGCCTTGTGCTCCGGGTCGTTGATTCCCTCGCGCTCCTCCCACCTTCTCTGGCAGTCGCGCTTCACCCAGAGGTCGAGCCTTCTGTCACGGTGGACGCTGTACCTGCCCTGATGGTGGAAGTGGCACAGCGGCGCTATGCAGCCCTCGCGGTCGGAGATCGGTCTGCGCGAGCTTGGGTACACGTGATGCCACTCCACGAACGGGCTTCCGCAAATGATGCAGGCGGACATGTCATACAGCGGCGGCTTCTTGGCACCCATCAGTACCCCGCCTGCGGATTGGAGTACTCGCGCTGCAACTGGGAGTCAACGAGCTTGACTTGCAGCTTCGTGCTCATGATGGCCTCCAACGCGGCGCGCGTCATAGTCTCTGACACAAGCATCTTCTCGCGTGCCTCCGCCACTGGCGCGACTCCCTTGATGATCTGGGAGATGACCGTCGCTGGCATGCCCTGGTCTTTCAGCTCCAGGGTCTTAGCTGCCTTCGCGGTGTAGTATTCGCGGTCGCGCCTCGCATGCTCCGTGCCAAGCTCGCGGTACTCGTCTATGAACCTGTCGAGACGCGACCTAAGCTCGCGCTCTTCGAGGTAGAGGTCGTACTGTGGCGGCACGTCGCCGTCATAAGCCTCCGCTGGGAGGTAATCGTCGTACTGGTCCATGGGCTGTCACCTCGCCCTATCCAGCAAGCTCAAGCGTCTGCTGCGTCCCGACCGTCTCCTCGATGGCCGCGAACACGTCGGACAGCTCGTTGAGCGCACGGTACTTTCGGACGAACGCCATAAGCTCGCGCTTCGCGCTGTCGAGCAACGCATCCCTGCTGTCGCTGCTCCTGAGCACCACGCCTATCGACCTGAACTCGCGGCTGTTATCCGACGCGACGGGAACGAAGGCGCGAACGGGTTCACTGCTTCTCCCGACGCTCACCTCTATCGAGCGGATGATGTACGACGCCTGCCGCTCTCGGTACTTCTCTGCGGCAACGCTGTCATCCCACTCGAAGCACCCGTGCAGCGGCGCATCGTCCGGCCTGCTTGCGTTCACCAGGTTCGCTGGCGTCAATCCCCCGCTGGACTCAAGGCGCTCGCACTCCTCGCCAGCGACCTGCGCGCTCACTGGGAGACGCGCGCCCGACTTGACCTTGTATATCACAACCACCACCTCCGAAAAGAATCGTGGGGCCGACGAGCGCCGACCCCACCGACAAAGTGCCGCACGGTGACTTGCCTAGCCCCACAACGACTTGCGAGAACGTGCCTAGACTCGCCTGCCACGCCGTGCCAAATCACGCCATACACTAGCTCGCCCAAACCAGCCGTGCCTGCCAAACCTTGCCTTGCCTTGCCACGCCCAACATCACCAAGCCTGAACTCGCCAAGCCTGCCGTGCCTCGCCTCACCAAACCGCGCGTCGCCGCGCCGTGCCAAGCCCCACCTAACCTGCCATGCCTCACCTAGCCAGAACTCGCCAAAACTAGCCAATCCCCGACTCGCCACGCCTGCCTTGACTCGACGTGCCGTGACACGCCTAGACGTACCTGACCTATCCTCGCCTGCCGCACCAAGCCATACCACGTCCTGCCTAGCCGAGCCTAACCGCAACGAACCGCACCCTACCTGCCATGCCTCGCCTGACCTCGCCTTGCAGTACCGTGACAAGCCACACCTGCCAAGCCTCGCCTGGCCAGAACCCGCCTTGACACGCCATTCCTTGCCTGCCACGTATGAATCGTTTGTCTAGCTGATCTTCAACTCAAACATGCCGTTCTGACCGTCCTTCTCGGGACGCCACTCTCCGATTCCGCAGCAGAAGCCGCCGAACCCGACCATGTTGAGAATCTGTTCGAGCGAGTACTTTCCGTCCTTGTTGTACTTGAGACGCAGGGGAATCTCCCACTCCTTGAACTCGCCACGATAGCGGATGTCTGCCGACTTGCTCATTCCGCCGACGCGAACCATGTCCTCACGCATCTCTGGCACAGAGCCGACGATCTCCGCCATATCAACGGTTGATGCGTCCGTGCCGCCCTCAAGGAAGAACGTGCCGCGAAGCTCAGTCTGCTTGACATCCAGTCCGGCTCGATATGCACCAGAGATGATTGCCTGTTTGATGCCATTTACCGGAAATCCGAACTTTGCGCCAGCAGCGACGCAGTTGTTGAACGCGGCTTCCGCCTCCTCGTCACTGTTCCCGTCAAGCGGCTTGAGCGTGAGCCAGTACAGGCTGTTGATGAAGTCGTTGTATGGAATCTTTATGTCGTGCTTCGCGCCGACCTTCTTTCCGCGCTGCTTGTCCAGCATCATCTGCTTTGCCTTGTCGCTCCAAGCGTGGACGATGAGCGGTGTCGTGCCGACGATGGCGATGTCCACTGTCTCGATGTTGATGGGCTTGATTTCAATGGTCTTGACGCTCTTTGCAGTTGCCATGATGTATAATCTCCTTTGGTGAGGAAGCGGCTCGGGCGTGGTGACCCAAGCCGCTTTGCTTTTACTCTGCGCCCTTCGGACGCCATTCCTTCATCTGGTACAGCGACCAGTCAACCTGGTCCAATGCGCTCTGCTGCTGCGGTGCCTCGTTGAGGTAGGACTCGAAGTGCGACGGCCTGAAAAGCGTCTCTGGCCGAAGGTACTTCTCCTGCTCGGTTCCGAGCCACTGGGAAACCTTCACGTCTATGACGTGCTTGAAGTCATCGAGCGTGTAGCCGTCAAGGAACCTCGCACGAATCATCCTGCGCGTGGCCTCCGTGCCTACTCTGTAGTGCTTGCCGGACTTCTCGTTTAGGTAGGCGATCACATCCCCGTAGGGCACATCCGCATCGTCGGGCTTGCCCGACAAAGTAGTTCTTTCTTTACTAGCAACCTTATCTAGTATTCTTTCTTGCTGATTTGAGGAGTCTGCTTCGTCATTCTGGCAAGTCTGCCTTGCCGATTTAGCAAGGCAGCTATGCAACGTCCTTGTTCTGCCGTCGAACGACGCAATGCTGATGTAGCCGAGACTCTTTAGCTTGGTTATCGACCTTGACACCGTGGACTCGCCACACTGGCAGAAGTCTGCGAGGTACTTGTTACTTGCGTAGCAACCCCTCTCGCCGTCAAGGCTGTCAATCTCTAGTAGAATCATCTTCTCTATCGCATTGAGCCGCATGTCAAGCCAGACGCTTGCTGGAAACCAGACGCCCTTGAACTCGCGTTTGTCTTTTCCCATCACGCATCGCCGCGCACGATGCAATCGATAATCGGTTGTACATCACTTGCATCGACGTACACGATGCCGTTCATCGTCCTTGTCTCTATGCCGAGCAAACGAATCGCGTTCTTGACGTTGCGTAGGGTGATGTACGGGAACCCTCGCGATGTGTCAATGACTTCGCTGAGCGCCCTCTTGACCCTGGGGAGCGACACGCTCTCGACGTTGTTCGGCTGCTTGTTGTACATCGGCATGTACTTCCAGATGTACTTATTCTCAAGCATGTCGAGATCGTCTACTGAACACGGCATGGCGTAAGCCTCGTCATGCTCCTTGTCGGTATGGCTCGCAATACGCGACACGCCAACCCTTGTTTGGCCCACATATACGACCTCGCCGTGATTGAGAAGGAAGTAGATGAGACACCTGTTGCGCTCATCTACTTTAATGCAGTCACTCTCCTCGAACTTCACCCCACCACCTCGCCGTTCTCGTCAACCCAAGCGACGTAGCCATCGGATGCCTCGACGGGAAGCGGCGGCTGCACAAGCTCGATCCGAATGATGACAGGCTCGCCGAAGTACGTGCGAAGCTCGTCAACGGAAAGGCCGTCTCCACCGAGGACGTTGATGACCACCTTCTCGGCTGAAACCTTGGCATCCTTCATGACGGCCTTGAACTCCATCGCGGCCATGGCTAGTTCTCCTTGGCCTTCGCGAGCCACTTCCTAGCCTGCTCGACGGCGACCGCAAGCTGCTCCCGCGTCATGTCGTTGCCCATCACGAAGCCCGTGTCCGCGACCGCCTTGGACTTGAGGACGGCAAGCGCGACCTCGCCATCGTCCTTGTCGCGAACGAGAGCCAGTTCGCGCACCGTCTCGTTGAAGATGGATTGCAGGTCGCTGGTGTCGCTTTCGACCTCGTATTCGGCTTCCTGTGGCTCCACAGGGGCATCCGCGTCAACGCTGCCGTGAACCTCAACAACGTCGGCGTGAACCTCGGTCACGTCGGGCGCGACGCCCATCTCCTCTGCGACGTACATGCCGTGGAAGTCGGACGGGAACGCGAGACGCAGGGCGGTGGCCTTCGCGCACTTCGAGATCATCACTCCTGGCATCGACTTCCAGAGGCTCTGGTTCTTGTTGTACTCGTCAAGCGTGACCTCGGCGTACGAGTCGATGCGGCCCTTGCGGTGGACTCGCGCCCATCCACCGACAAGAACCTCGTTAGCGGCCTTGTACGTCGCGGTGCCCTCGCGCTTCTGGATGCTGCCGCTCGCGTCGAGGTACACGACGCCATGCTCCATGCCGAGGTAGTCGGGATGCGCGTTGGCTCGGCGCTCGAACACTATCTCTGCGGTGATCATCTGCGCGGGGCTGTTGCCGAACTTCACCAGGTACGCCTCGCGGATGAACGGGTTGAGTCGCTGCGCACGGCACAGCTCCATGAAGAACGTGACCTCCTGCGGGGTGGCCTTGTCGCAGATGAACTGCAACACGTCCTGCTGGGAAATCTGGATGCTGTTGCCAGCATCGTCCTTGAACTGGATGGTCTGGTTCTGCGCCGGTGCGAGCACGATGCCCGTGGGCGCGTTCTGGAAGTTGCTCATTTCCTTGTGGCCCTCCTCTCGGTGGCACGCTCCTTCTCGCGCGCCCACCTTCTCACGATGATGTCGTGCGCCAGCCCCTTCCTGAGTCCCATGGCCCAGTCGATCTGGCTTGGTGCGAACGGCACAACCGGGTTGTCGAAGTATGACATGACCTCATCGGCCATGGTCATGTCCGCCGCTGACTCCTTCGCCATCACTTGACCGCCGATATGCGCAGACCGCCATCGCGCAGGTATGCCGTCATGTACTGCTCGGCAAGCTCTGGGTGCTCCTCGCAGAATCGCTTCTGGTCGAACCTGCTCACCGTTGACTTGACCCACGTTACGCGGTAGACGTCGGACACGACGCCCTTGTTGCTGCCCGCTGCGGCCCGTATGTCATTGGCTATGCGCTTGGCCTGCTCCGCATACTTCTTCTCGCAGGACTTGGCCTCTTGGTATTTGTCTACCAGCGTGTCGAAGTGGTCGTTGTTCTCGGGCGCGACGTACTCGGTGGCACCAATGCCGTACATGTCGAGCAGCGCCTTGGACTCGCTCGAAAGGCCCACGAGCTGCGGCATGACATCCTTCTCGACGTACTCGCGCCAGAAGTTGTCAACAGCCTGAGCCACTGCGGAAACGTCGCCATCGTCCCAATCGATGCGGTACTCTACGTAGTGCTGACCGCCGATGAGCGCAGCGACGTACGCGAAGCGCCAGCCAGTGACGGACATGTAGTGCGTGACCTGCGTGAGGTAGTAGTCGGGGACGCCGTGCTTCCAATCGTCCTCGCGGTTCTTCCCCACGGTCTTAATCTCAAGGATGCCCCACTCGCCATCCTTCGTGCGGATTCGACCGTCTAGGTTGGCGTGTGCCCACGGGCGCTCCCTGCTGACGAGCGAAGCCTTGAACTCGCTCACGAAGAACTCCGGGTGCTCCTCCCGGAACTTCACTCGAATGATGTCCTCAAGGCGGTTGCCCCACTCGACCGACTCCTTGCCGGAGAGATCGTCGGAATCCTTGCGCCCGGTCTTCTCCATCCACACCTCAAGGGGCGAGCGGTAGCTGCTGATGCCCATGATTGCGGCAACGTCGGAACCGCCGACGCCGCTCTTGCGGAAGTCCAGCCACTCCTCCTCGCTGTCCATCACGTAGGCATCGAATGGGCGGTCCTTGTCTGGCACGTGCGTGGCCCTGCCGTTCAGCTTGTACATGCGACCACCTACTTGCCGAAGATGTTGCGGATGACGCTGCGGCCAAGGTCATCGTTTCCGACGATAGGCTCGCTGCCGCCGAACTCAGGCTTGTCGCTGTAGTCAGCGCAGTCAGAGTCTCGATACTCGCGCTCGTCGCAGTCGGCCACGGCATCCATGACGCCATCAAGCTCTAGGGCGTCTGCCGTGACGTTGAGCATGTCGGCGATGATGCGGCAGTCGTTCGCGTCGCCGAGGAAGTTTGCGAGGAAGCTGATTACAGGCTCCCACGTGTCGATGCGCTCTCGGTTGTTGCTGGACTTGCGGAGCGCGCATGCCATGATGCCGAAGACTGGATCGAACGTGTCGCCGCCATGTGCCTTGGAAACGACCTTTGAGCCGTCGTTGAAGAAGACGATTGTGGCAGGGCCGTTGAGGATGACCTTCTCGGGAGCGGGCGCGGCATCAACAAGACCACGACGGCCCGCCCATGCGAACAGGGCATCGAAGAAGTCCTTGTCGGCGACGCCGACAGCCTCGGCCATGAACGTGGTCTTCACGCGCGCGCCAGCATCAAAGCAGCGGTTCATCGTTATGCTCTCGATGGGAGCGGGCAGCTCGCTGCATACGGTAACTTTCATTAGGCTCTCCCTCCCCATGCTGGCTGTCCCCAGCAGAGGTTCATGAACGCGAACAGCGTCAGTCGCAGCCAGTCGTACTCGCCGTCCCTCAGAAGGGCATCGACTCGCTTGACCACGCTCTCCGACACGTCCTCGTTCTCTATCAGCTTGTCTACGCCATGCAGCTTCATGAAGGTTGACTTCTGCATCCAGACCTCCATGCGCTGAATCGAGCGCCCTGGAAGGTTCACGAACAGAAGCCCGCCGTCCTGCATGGCGTTCTCGTTCTCTATGACGGTCTGGGCCTTGAAGTTCTCAAGCATGCCCTCGCTCGGGTAGCTCTTGCAGTGCTTCGACTCGCCAGTGAGCAGGAGGTCATCGACCTCTATGAGCAGGTCGCCATGGTCATTGCTGCCATGCTGAACGACGCGCTCGCAGACCTTCCTTCCGGCCCAGTCGTTGAGCACGTCGCGGATCGCGGACTCTTGGCGCGTGCCTATGGCTTTAGGCTTCGTCTTTCCCATCCGGCACCACCATCCGCTTCTTGCCGTACGGCCCGACCTTCGTCTTTAGGCCGAGCTGCCTTGCCTTGACGCTGATGACCTGGCGGCTCGGGTGGGTGGGCATCACGTCGGCTATGCCAGCCGCGCCCATCTCCATGTAGTTCTCCTTGAGGAACGCGATCTCCTTGTCGGTCCACGGGTGCCGCGCCCTCGGTATGCCGTTCTCGTCGGCTATGGCCTGCACAGTGTTCGGGCTTACGTGGAACTGCCGGGCAATCTGCGACCGCGTGAGCGTGCTCCTTTTAAGAAGCTCTACGATGCGCGTCCTCGTCCCAACGGAAAGCGGAGTCCTATGCACCGCACACCTCCTTCTCCCCTATCGCGATAACGTCGATAACGCACTCGTCGCCCTTGGTGCCGACTATGCACAGCGACGGCTCATCGTCGGCGCAGCTCACGAATACGCTCACGTAGTCGAGCTGGTCTGTCGAACGCACGACCTCGACCAGCTCGCGCGCCATCTTGCGTATGACGCGCTCTGGCGATAGCGCCTGCCGGATTGTCGCTTTGGCGTGGTAGTTGTGGATTGCGTCGATTGCGGTCACGGGGATGCCATCGACCTTCGGCATGTTCACCGCTACCACCTCGCAATCTCTATGCCCTGCCCCGTCCAGTAGGCGAGGTTGCTGCTCTCGTCCTCGTAGTCGAGCGACCCGCACCATCCGAGCGCCGCAAGGTAGAGCAGCAGGATCACGAAGCCGATCAGGAACGGCTTGACTTCGACGCCAGCCATCTCAGGTACGAGCTTTCGGGAATCCTGCGGTACCTCACGCCTCCGTTTGGGCACACGGCTGTAAGCTCGCCGTTCTGGATAGCCCTCTCTAGGGTCGATTTGCTGAAACCGCTCATCTTGACCAGCTCGGACACGAGGTAGTGCCGCTCGATTGCCGTGCCGCGAGTCCTCTCTGGGATGCGGTCTGCGCGAACGTACGTCACGCCGCATATGTCTAGCTCTGCGGGAAGTTCCATTCATGTCACACCCCATTTCATTGGTTCGTTTGCGTTTGTTAAAATGGGGAACCGTCTCGGCCTTCGCACAGTTGAGACGGTTCTAAGAGGGGCCTCCCAGTTGGCGCTGGAAGGCCCCGTATATTTGGTGCTGTCGAAGCGCCGCGAATGACGCGACGCCTCCCCTCACGTGTACGCACCCCATCGGCCAGCGGCAGGCCATGCACCCTTCTCTTGTAGCTGCACAGCACCCGCTTACGCTTTCGCGGACCGAGTAGTATCTTGATGCGTCTATGACGATGCGCTTCCTCCACGTGGCAGAGGTCGAACGAATCCCACGTTCGTGGCTGGCGGTATGTGCGGGCCTTGTTCCGCACGGATTAGCGTGGTTCACCCATGGGGGCGCGCATTTGCCCCACGCCAGAGCCGACTGCTCCCCAGCCTTTGCCACACTCGGTAGTGACCACCAGGCTTGCGCCCTATGCTTTTGTAAGGTACGTGCCGGGTTTCCCCAGCGGTGAATCCACTCGAATCAGGTCACGGTATGTGTGCTTAATCGAAAGGAGGGAAATGCCTGTGGCGCAACCTTCCATCCGCATTCCCGCCAGGAGTTGTAGCAGCGGTGCGGTAGCCGAGTGGACTCATCGCAAGGGAAGTGCCCCTCCCCCTCGTGACCGTGACTGACCCTCCATGCAAGCCCAGCTTCTTTTTCTCGTTGGGTGGATGTGTAAGTCGTTTCCTGCTCGGCACATCCGAAGCGTTGAAGGTACTCGTCAACCAGTCACGGTCACGAGAGGGAGGGGGCGGAGTGGGCTAAGAGGTAGCTTCTGCGTGGTCAGTCCAGATGTACTTCTCTTCGCATCCCATAACGTCAGCAAGAACCATGATCTCGTCAAGAAGCCAAGGACGGTTGCCGTCCATCTTGTCGTAGAGCGAGCTGCGGCTAATCCCGATGCTGTTGGCGAGAGAGCTTCTGGTCGTGTTGCTCTCCGAGATGTACCGCTCTATGTTCTGCTTGATTATCTGGGTGGTGCTACGTGTCATGTCTACCCCTTCAATTTGTGTCCGCTACTTCGGACATACTTAGTATTGTCCTAACTATCGGACAATGCAAGAATATATTTGTCCAGATTCGCGGACATTATGGAGGGTGAGATGACATTCGGCGAAGTCGTATCTCTGTATCTCGAAGAGGTTGGAATGTCACAGTCTGAACTGGCTCGAAAGATGAATACTGGACGCCAGACGATCAACAGTATCATCATTGATGAAAGAAGGCGTGCCCCGAGGCTGGACACAGCAATGCAAATCGCAGACGCGCTCGGCGTTCCGCTGCAAGACATGATTGACAGAATGAAGTCTGAGTAGTCGGCGAGACTCACCACAAAAGTGTATCGATCCCCCATGCGGCCACACGAGGGATCGAAGAGGGCTACACCACCACTTACTGGAAGGCGGGTGGCAAGCTATGGCACGCACGAAGCGCACTGAGGAGATGGTAGCACATGGCTAAGAGGCGACTGAGGGACGAGTGGGGTTCGATCACCGAGGTCAACCGCAACGAGAGGTACCGCATCCGCTATTGGGGCAATGATGAGAACGGCACCTATCGGCGCATGACCTGCACCGTCCGTGGTACGCGACGGGACGCGGAGCGCAAGCGGGCCGAACTGATGCTCGAACACAGTGAGGAGGCGCAATGCGTCACCGTCGATTACGTCTGGAAGCACTGGTACCTTCCGACTCTTGAGCGGCGCTGCAAAGACGGCGAGATGTCCGACAAGACCGTGAGCCAGTACAAGAGCCGCTACAGCTCCGCAATATCCGAGAGGTGGGGGCAGGTGCCGTGTGACGGAATCAGGCCACTTGACGTGCAGCAGTGGCTCGACGGCATCAGCTACACCAAGGCGAGCCAGTCGCTCAACATGCTCAGGCCGATGCTCGACTACGCCGTTAGATATGGCGAGATACCGTCCAACCCGTTCAGGGAGCGCTACCTGCTGCCATCGAAGTCAACGGTCAAGCACATGGACGATGGCGCATGGAAGCTCGGCGAACTGAACCAATTGTGGGAGCGTGTGCGCGGCGAGTGGTTCGAGGGTGCCTTTATCTGCGCGGCGTTTGGCGGGTGCCGTGTTGGCGAGTCGATTGGCATCCAGGTAGGCGACATAAAGCGCCTTGACGCTGACGGCCTGTGTGTTGCGGTTGTCAGGGTCGAGCGACAGGTGAAGAACGCCGGTGGCGTTTCCGAGCAGTTGAAGAACCCGCAAAGCAGGAGGCCAATCGTCATTGTCGGCAGACCAGCGGAACGACTCTGTGAGATTGCCAAGAGCGCACCGATCTGGGTTACTGGCGACGGATTCGGCGGGCCAACGACGCAGTTGAGGCTCGGAACATCATGGAAGAAGATGGCAGACCGACTGCCAGATGGGATGTGGCACCCGTTCAGGAACCTCAGAAACAGCTACCAGACGTTCATGCGCTGGGAGGTCGGCCTTGCGCCGCATTACATCGAGGAGCTGCTTGGTCACAGGGGAACGACGGTCACCGACAAGCACTATGACAGGCCGGACGAGAGCGCCATCGTTGGCGTCACCGTGGCGGCATGGGAGGCATACCTAAAGGCTTCACGAGCGCAAGAAAAGGCACCCTTCGGTGCACGTTAGCGCTTGTTTGGGATATTTTGGGATACGACAGCCTTATGCAACTACTCTGACCTGCTGTTTTTTTGCAGCCATGTACTCGCTGTAGAACTATCAGATAGGGCTTGCAAGAACAGCTTAGGCCGTTTACGTGCAGTTATTCATTCTCTAAGATTGCTAATGGTGTCTTAGATTGAGAAATAGGGATACGATAGGGATACGGCATTGGTTTAATGTTTTATGTGTGTTCACGGATGCCGCACAGCTCGTCGCTGTAAAAGAGAGCATCCCGCCGATTTGACGGGATGCGATGGAGTGCATGGCTGGACTGGCTGGGCTTGAACCAGCGACACGGAGCTTAACGGGCACCTGCTCTGCCAACTGAGCTACAGTCCAATGGCAGGTCTGGAAGGTAACGCTCCCTCGTCTTTGGCTTTGGAGGCCACTGCTCTGCTATTGAGCTACAGACCTAGCTTGCAATTATAGCATATCGTCTTACATTAAGTGATGGCACCCCCGCCATGCCTAGCAGAGGTGCCTGCACCAATGGCGCTTCCATGGATGGGCCGCATGCCAGTACGGGCAGGTGACCAGCGCCGTGGTAGACCGTTTCTGTCGGGCCGTCACCGCCGCTCTACTTTTCGGGGCAAAGTAGCCAAGCCCGACCCACCCGCCTATGGGTGCCGTGCGCACGGCGTCCAAGCCCCCAATGTGGCGTTCGGCGGATAGGAACCTTTTCACGGCGCACTCTGGCGGCAGCTACCCCGGCCAGCGTCCGACGCTGGGCCACGTCCATGGTACGCACCCTCACGGAACAATTGTACCATACGACGCGCGAAACGCCCCCTCCCCCGCGCAGGGGAAGGGGGCGCTGCTGTGTGGGTGGGGTGTCTACGCCTTCGCCTTCGCCACGATGGCCGCGACAAGGCTGCCGGGGATGATGTCGAACGCAAGGTGCTCGACGCCGCCGAAGCTGTTGTCCTGCGCGACGCTCTCGATGGCCCCCTGCTCGGTGGCGTTGCCGAAGTTGCTGATGATGTAGAGGTGCGGCACGCCGTTGCCGTACTCCGTGTACACGTTGTAGAACGGCTGCGCGCCGCTGACGTGCGCCGTGTAGCGGTCGCCACCGCCGTCGATGTTGCCGTAGTTGTACACTGGGGCGTCGTACTGGAAGGCGTAGGTCTTGTTGTAGATGGAGCTGGCGTTCTTCAGCTTGGTCACGACGGAGAGAAGCGCTGGATTGTCCGACAGGTCGGGGCTTCCCACGCCGCTGGGGATGTTGACGGGAATCTCGACGCGCGGGTACCACAAGCCGCTGTCCCCGCCCTTCTCATGGGGCACGAAGATGGCGTGCCAGTCGAGCGCCACGATGTCCTCGGCGCTGCCCTCGAAGTGAGCGAGCGAGAGCGCGGAGCTTGTGCCACCACCGCCCCCGCCAATGACGCTGCCGAGCGCGTTGACAGCCTCGGCGATGGTGCCGCTGCTCTTGCCCTCGTAGCCCTGTTCCTTGGCAATCGCCAGAATCTCGTCCTTCTTAGTTCCCATAATCTTTTCGCCCTCCCCTTCGTCGGATGCGAAAGAGGGGCGAGGAGGGGCCGCATCGAGCGACCCTTCCTCGCACCAACTGTTGATGGTTGCCGTGGCGTTGTCCCGCGCCGCCACATGGCACGATTGGTTGTGCCACACCATACCCACGTGGGTGGTTGGAGTTCCTTTACCTGTGACCCGCGCAAAGCCCGTCGATACAGACGGGTCTGCCCAGTGCCCTGCTTGCAGCGGCCACCGCCTCTATGGCATGGCCCTCCACGAGCTGCGCCGCCCACTCCTCGGTCGGCACCCAGGACTCCGTTGGAATCCAAGAGCGCAGCCGTCCGAGGAGGTTCCATGACAGCGTGATTGCGTGCGCTATCTCGTGCAGCATCACGCGGTCGAGCAGCGGCGGCATCACTGACTCGTTGACGTGCACCGCCCTCGTCGCCGGGTCGGTCGTGGCTATCCTCTCCAAGCCCGTTCGGTCGGTGAGGTGCCTGTCGCCAGCGGGGACGCGGAGCACGCGCCAAAGCTCGCCGTTGATGACGAACGGCCTCATGCTACATGCCGAGCATCTGCCGCAGCTCGCGCTGCATCTTCTCGCGCTCCTCGGGCGTCGCGCTGCCCATGGCGTCTCGCAGACCTTGGAGGTCGTAGCCGTACCTGCCGTTGTCGTAGCCCATGTTGGACGGACGTGACGCATAGCGCCCATTGAAGCCGCCGAGCATGATGAACAGGAGGAGTCAGAGGATGCCGTTGTCACCTCCCAGCCCATTGCCGTCACGGGCACCACCTACGACGGTGGCAAGGTCGGACAGACTGAAATCGTTCAATCGTACCCCTTCCGTTTTTTGCCTACGATCCGTATGTCGAGCGTCGGTGTGCACCCCGACGCGACATGCCTAGCGACCGAGCATCCGAAGGACGCTGGCGAGGTCGATGCCGTACTCGCGGTAGGCGTCCTCTACGGACTTGCCGCGATTGCGCTCCATGAACTGCTGGAACGTCATGTTGGAAACGTCAGTCGCCGCTTGGGCTGACTGGCCTCGCATGTGCTGCGGTTGGCGCTGCTGATACTGCTGGCTTGGCTGCTGGTACTGCTGCGGGAACTGGCTCATGAACCCCATTGCCCTGCGCTCCAATCACTGCGTTCACCTTCGCGGCGAACTCATCGAACTCCTGCCTGCTGACGAACTAGGCACCGTCGATGCTGAAACCCTGGCTCTCGAAGTCAGGCTCGTACCTGAACCTCTCGGGGTTCCTCCTGCCGTCCTGCTCGATGCTCAGCGTGTAGAAGTGCCTGCCGTCGATGTCGAAAAGCGGCTCGCTGACGAAGCCAGGGACGAGCATGTTGGCCGGGTAGTGCATCAGGAACCTGTTCATGGCCTCCTGCAAGCCATCGACCTTGACGGAGTTCCAAGCCTGCTGTGGCGTCTGCGGCTGTGCCGCGACTGGCTGCGTGTTGGGCATGGGACTCGTGACGCTGTATCCCTGCGGAACCGTCTGCTGCATGTACGGGTTGTTCCACGTCGGCTGGTATGGCTGGTACTGGTATGGCATCCGCTATCCCTTCTTCCTCTTGGGCGCGAACACATCGACCCTGTAAAAGCACTCGGGGCACATGCGCTCGAACCAAACGCCGCCCTTCACCGTCCTGGTCGAGTGCTCGACCATCTGCATGAGCTGTCCGCACTTGGGACAAGGAACCTGACGCGCTACCATGGGAAGGCCATCTTTTCAGCGACGAACGTAATCAGTCCTGTCATCGCCCAAACCGCAAGGAAGAACGCCGATGCCGTAAGCGCGAATGTCGCGAAAAACGCAGCGACACCGCATGCGTCGTGCCAGCGGTCGTGCTGCTGCTTCGGCTGATCGTAGCGATGGTCGTAGTTGTGGTGCCTCATCCGACCACCCGACCAGTGTCGAGGTGGCCGAGACAGACGTAGCGACGCAGGCCGCTGGATGCGCCGACATAGGTTCCCCACGCGATGCCGTCTGCGAGAACCACGCCGTCGATGACGCAGGTGCCGCCCTTTCCGTAGGCACCCACGATCCTGGACTTTACGCTCGGCCTCTCGCGGATGTTGACCCCATCGGGGAACTTGACCTTTGCCTGCACCGTGAACGCTCCCTCCTCCTGTGAGCCGTCCTTGTACCTGTAGATGTACGTCCAGGGCCGCAAAGCGCGCACCTCCACCTCACGGCCCGTCTGGTCGCCCCTGTTGGGGCCGCTGATGCCGCCGTACTCGTCGCCGTGCGCGTCGGCCTGCAATCCGCTGCCCAGCGCAACGCCCGTGTGGCCGCGAACCCAGAGCACGTCCCCGCGCCGCGCGGTGCCCTCGAAGGACAGGCGCGTGAAGCCCTGCGCGCGGAGCTTTTCATCTTCCGAGCCAGTCCAAAGGTGACCGATGGGTTTTTGATAGTTGCCAGACATCGCTCCATTAACGCAAACACGCACCATCTCTGAACAATCGTAATCACCGCCATGAATAGCCACCTTCGAGCCATCAGAAAGGGTGACGGACTCTGTGGTACCGTCACCCGATCGGTTGTTCTGGCTATATCCGTGAACGTTGTGCCTTGCGATGTGTTCAGCTATCTGCGCGATTCTCTCTGGAATCGTCAGCATATGCGAACCTCCAACCCATACCATGATGGGAACGATAGCCTTTTTTATTTAGACAGACATTACTAACTGCCCCTGAATCGTGACCGTCCTCGACTACATCAGACGCACTTGCATACCATTTGATTGTTGCGCCAGTCTCTAGGTCGTAACTCTCGACTGGCTTGCTGCATGTGTAGCGCGTATTGTCATATCCGCTCAAGTACTCTAGGTTGTCGATATGGTTGTTTGTCTTGTCCTCGTCTATGTGGTTAACCTGTAGGTCGCTTGGCCCGACAAACGCAAGCATTACAAGCCTGTGCACGCTTTCTTGCTTTGGCACGCCGTCCTTGTAAAGCGTGACCTTGAGGTAACCGTTTGGAGTTATGCGTGGCTTGAGCACCTTCCCAGAATACATGCGCATTTTCCCGCGCTGCATTCTTGCTCTTGGAAGGCTCATTACGTTGCCGAAGCTGGATACGATGTAGGCGTTTTCGTAGCCGGGGATAACGCGCCACAATTCTTGCGCCATAGCTACCACCATCCCTAGTGGTCACAATCCCAATGTAGATGTTGGCAGGTCAGTGGGATTAATCTGACTTTTCGGCGGCCAAACCTAGCCAACATCCATTTTAACATACTAGCAGGTAAATGACTGATTTTGCATTACGTTGTCGCGTCAATCAATAAACGGCACGTCATGTCCTGCGCTGTGGCGTGGCGATGTGCTCGGCAACCTGCGCTATGCGCTCTGGCACCGACAGCGCCACGGTTAGTCACCGTCCGAGGGACTGGCCGTGAGCTGCGAGATGCCCATGACGGCGCACAGGAACGTGTAAACGACGGCGATGGTACGGCTCACCTCGTCGGCGTAGGGCCAGCCCCAGATTCCAGCAAGACCGACGTAGAGGACGGAGATCGCGGGCATGATGATGGTCACGAAGTACTTGATCGCGTCGTACCACTTGTCGGGAAGGATGTAGGTCATTTCGTTTCCTCCATTCGTCTGCCAATGAAAAAGGCCCCGAAGGGCCTCAAACAAACGCTTTTATATTTCGCGATCTGGAAGCTCGTCTATGCGCCTCATGTATCCGTCGATGAACCCGTTCGCATTTAGGGCTGCATACTTGCTGTGCATGTCGTTGAGCGACGATCTCTCTTCTGGGGTAAGCCAGCCTCGCGTCAGGTACTTCTCTATGTAGTGCAGCAAGCTGGTTCGCATGGTCGTTTGCGTTGCGTCCGTCAATGCGTCCAGCTTTTTATCCTGCTCGCACATGTTGCGCTCGATGCGGTCGCGCCACTCGGCCTCGGCGTCGCGCTTCCTCTGCGTCTCGGTCCTATCTTGGTCGCGCTTCTCATCGGCCCTCTTAAACCTCGCGTTGAGCCAGAGCTGCCCTGCGCACGTGAGGAGCGCCGCCGCTATCGGTGCGGCCCAAGTGATGATGTGGTCCATGGCACCCCTAGTGCTCGTAGCAGCGGCTGTCGATTAGCGTGCCGTCGCTGGCGAGCAGCGCCGCAGCGTGCTGTGGAATCGAGCTTATGGCAGCGGATGCTAATATACTATGATACTTACTTTCCGCCTCAGGACGCGTGTCGTGGGCAGTCACGAGGTTACCAACGGTGCCATCCGATGCGGTCTGTATCTCGACGACAATATATTTCATTCTTTCCTCCTTTATGATGCACTTGGCATGAGCCATGTGGTCGAGAACGTCAGCCACCTGCTTGTGGTCATCGCTACCTGCGTTCCTGAGCCGTTGCGATAGCGCGAGGCTGAGACGTTGCCGGACGGACTCACGCCTAGCAGCCAGATATCCTGATTGCTGCCCTGACATAGGACATTGATGCTATCAAGCGGCCTGTACGCGGCTGGGATGGTACCAATGGTAAGCGATCCGCCTGCCTCCACCTCCGTACTCGGCTTGACCGCACCGACGAGCTGGCACACGCAGCCCCAGCGGATGACGTGCGGGGTGTACGAGGAGCCATAAGCGAGGCAGTTGCTTCCGAGCGACAGCGCCGCGCTGACTGGCTCATACTCGATGTAGTGCCAGCTGTCCCACTCGCCACTGTCAGGGTCGTAGTGCCGCCTGCGGAGCATGCCGCTGTGGAGCAGCGTCATCTGGGTGTGCGACGGGACGGATGAGGCTGCGTACCCGCCATTGGTCGCGGTGAGAGTGAGCCAGCCGCCTGACTGGCCGATGCGGGCCATGTAGTCCTTGCCATCCGTGCGCCCGTTATTATGGAAGTCTATGAGGTTCGCCACCTCTACGTTGTCATCAACGTAGACCTTACCGCCGACCGTGCACGAGCCAGCAGCGTTCACATTGCCGTCCCAGTCCACGGTGAAGGCGTTGCTGAAGTCCACTATCGACTCCCCGTTGCCGATGATAAAGGCATAGGTGCCGTTTTGGTCGGTAGCGTTGTGCCTACCTATCACCGTTTGGTTGTCCGACATTGCCTTCACCCACAGGCCGTGGGCGAAGGACTGCTTGCCCGCGGCCACCGCGCTGCTCCCTCCCGCATGGGAGTTCTCGCCCCTTGCCTCGGTGAAGTACCCCTCCGCGTGGGATGCCTTGCCAGATGCCTTGGAGTTCCATCCCTCCGCGTGGGAGTCCATGCCGGATGCCGCAGTCGAACTCCCCTCCGCGTGGGACGCGTTGCCAGATGCGTTGGCTAGTATCCCCTCCGCGTGGGAGTACGCGTTGGATGCCTTGGTCAAGCGTCCCTCTGCATGGCAGTCTGGGCCGGATGCCGCAGTCGAGTCCCCCTCGGCATGGCTACAGCCCCCAGATGCGGTGGTCCCCATACCCGTGGCGAACGACATGGCCCCGATGTTGCCCTTTCTGATTCCCATGGTGTATGCCTTCGCGTACTCAGACTCCGTGGTGTAGGTCACCGATAGGATGCTGCCCTTAGCTGGGGCCGTGGCCATGCGTATCATGGATTCCCCAACAAGCGAGTAGGTAGCGATTGTGTCGTCCACCGTGACCGAGGTGATTGAGTGCACCGCGAGTCTGAGGTAGAAGTCAGTGGTCGTGCCGTCGCCTTCGTACTGCTCGTTTAACGTCGCCTGCCCCTGCTCGTCGCGGAGGTCGCTCACGTGGAGGTAGGTCGTGCCCTCCTTGTCGGTGAGCTGCAAGCTGTGGTAGTCGATGATGGCATGGCTCTCCCCGTCCGCGCCAATCTGCATCGCTGGCCTGCTGACCTCGCGAAGGACGCTCGCGTACACCTCGACGTGGTAGGTGGTCCCGACCTCAAGGGCGTACTTGTACCAGTCCTCGTCGCTGTATTCGGACTCTTGGCTGCTGTCCTTGCACTGGTAGGCAAACGAGTATCGCGCGTCCGTGGGGAAGAGCGTCTGACCAGACGCGCCGAAATCGACCAGCCTTGCGTCGGTGACCTCAACGCCGTCGAGGTAGAGCTTGTAGCTGCTCACGTCAATCGGCTTGAGCTGCCTAAGCAGCTTCTCCATTGCGGACTGTTCGCGCTCGGTGCTGCCCATGGCTGGCACCGTCTTCGTCTCTGGGGAGTCGGTCATGTCGATTGCTGGCTCCCCGCCCTCATCGACTTCGGTTGGGGTCGCATTCGTCGTGAAGTCGCGCTCGTAGACCTTCACCTCGTCGCTGATGTAGTCGAGTCCGCTGACCCGCACGTAGTCCACGCCTCCGCCCGACTTGATGCGAAACGAGGTGTCATCCATCTGGGTGTGCGCGAAGCCGTCGAAGCCAATCTGCGAACCGCTCTCGCCGAAGCGCGCGTAGACGTTGCCCGAGTCATTGCCGTCACCGTCGAACATTGCGATGTCGCTGTTGTTCACGTTGTACGTCACGACAACCTCAGCGCCCCTAGCGGGTGCGGTGGAGAACGTGATGACGTTGCCTTCAAGGCTGTACGCCCGCGTTGGGCTGTTGCGGACGGTGACCGCCTTGACCCTCGTGGGGACGCTCGAAAGCTCGAACGTGACCGTAGAGCCGTTTCCGACGAACCTTTCGGTGACGGACTGCGCTGGAAGCAGGGCCAGAAGGTTGTTCGCGCCGCTCCTGAAAAGCTGCCCTATGGAGTTGATGAGCACGTTCGCACCAGTCTGCGCGCCAGCCCACTCCTCCTGAGTCACCTCGGTTACGTGAATGCCTGAGTCATCCGTCCAGAAGTGTTGGCCCACGGCGGATGCGACCCTCTGAGCCGCAGCCGCTATGCCATTGGTAATCTCGGCACTGCGCACAGCGGCCTCGACTGCTCGGCTCAGCGGCAACACGATTGACGCGACGCCCCTGCTGCCAACGCTCGGGTCGCTGGCATTACCGACTACGGACACCTGACCGCCGCCGATCTCGTAGCGCACCGCATCGCCCTCGGTCGCCTCTGCCAGCACCGAGCCGTCTACGGGCGTCTCGAAGTCGTTGCCCGGTAGCCGCACCCACGCGGTGCCGTCATCGTCGCGACGGACGAAGGTTGCGGTTCCTGACTGGGGCTGCTTCTCGACGGACTTTCCGCTGCGGAGCCTGTCGGCGAGACGCCATGCAACAGGCACGCTTATCTTCTCCAAAGCGCAACCTCCCTAGCCGCTTCCTCCGTTACGCTTATGCCATACGAGCAGTCGATAGACTGCTTCAACACACGCATGTCGCCGTCGAGGCTCACTGATGGCATGGAGCCGTGGACAACCGAGTGCGGATATATGTCAGGCCACCACTTGCGCGTGTATGTCCTCTTGTCATTGGCGAGGGACATTTCCTCTAGTCGGCGGCAGCAGTACCCGTAGAGCGTTTCGCCGTTGACGCGCACGGGGCTTCCGTCGTACTCGTCGTGCGGGTACCCCCTTGCGACCGTGCTCACCTCGCTGTCTGGGTCATCGTTGACGGCAACCTCAAGCAGCTTGTCTTGCCGCGCGTAGTATCGGTTCGGGACGCCAGTGAGGTCGTAGTCCGACGCGACGTTAGGCTCAAGGAGCCGTGCGTTCGCCCTGTCGAGGAGGAGGCCGACTGTCGTTGGCCTGTTCATGAGGTGCACGGTGCCGTCGCCGTGAATCTGCATCACGCAGTTGCATGCGTCGAGCACCATATGCACCGCATCCAGGGCAGACACACCGGCGTCGAACACGACGTTCTGCGCGAGAACGGGGTCGTTCGCGCTATCGACGTAGACGGGTGCCGCCAGGCATTGCCTGAGAAGCCTAGCGGCCTGGTCCATGCACCCAGCGCCCTGCGGAAAGTACGAGCCAGCGACCATCACGCGAACTGACGCTGGGTAGAGAACGGAGTCGCCCTTTACGTCGTGCGACGCCCTTCCCTTGTCGTTCTCCTTGCGACTGCTCTGGCAGTACAGCGTGGCAACGTCAACTCGCTCGGCCATGCCGCCCTGCTGCGGGTAGAGCACTATGCGGTAGTAGCCTGGATCGAAGTCGGCAGTCGGTGCCGTGTCCGCCGTGAACGTGCCGGACTCCATGAGGGGGTTCGTGTCGCCGCAGTCGCGCTCGACGGTGGCCGAGGTGATGCCGCTGACAACGGGGCCGTCCGCCCACGTGCTCTCGTCAACGCGATAGACCCGCCACACGGACGAGTAGCCTCTGCCCCAGTCCATCAGGCCCCTTCCACGATACCCATGTACTCTTCGGCAAGCTCGACCTCAGTTGCATCGAGGGACACGCCGTAGGCGAGCGACTTGTAATCGGTCGATACGGTGTTGACCGCGACGTTCGCCATGTACGCATGCCCGTCAGCCGTGCGCACGAAGCACGCACCGGCATAGCGGGCGAGCGAGCGGACATCCTCGATGCGGTCGCGCTCCATGATCTTTATGAGGTCTGTCGTAAACCCTCCCGTGTGCATAGCACCGGCGTTCCAGAAGCCGTCTATGCTGCCGTCCATGTACCTACGGGCCTCGAAGTCCTTTGAGTAGGAGTCAGTCGGAACGATGTTGTACGGAAGCTCGACGTACCTGCTGCCGAACTCGATGCGCAGCGCATGGTACTTGAGCACATACGGATAGTCGTGCCATGACATGTCGCCGTCGCCAGTCCGCAGGCAGACGCGATAGGCAAGCTCGTCGCGCTTGCTGTACGGAGCGTAAGGGTCAGTGACGGTATCGCCAGCAGCGGCGTCGCTGTATATGAGGTAGATGCCATCGGTGGTCACACGGTAGACATCGAACCTGTCATCGTCATCGAAGTCGCTGCGGTCACCGATCTCGACGGTGGCGTAGAGCCTGTGGTTGCCAGCCTCATCCCACTCGTCGTGCGGCGTGACAACGGCATCGGAGTCCGTCAGTGCGGGTGCTTGCCGCGCCCACTCGACCTGGAACTCCGCGCGCATGGCTTCCGACGTGAGCCTGCTCGTACGGTTTGTGGCCGTTGCGGTGACCTCGTACGTGGCCCCGTCCCACAAGTCAAGCCCCTCCGGCAGCTCGACCGTAGCCATGTATGCGTACCCGACCGACATGTACTCTTCCAGCGCGGCCTCGGCGGCTTCCACCGAAGCAGCAACGTCCTTGTCAAGGCCGGTTGTGTCTATCGCGAGAACGAGCGTGCCATCCTTGTACGCCGTGTAGTCTGCGGCGTTGGAGAACGTGACCGTTATCGTGTCTGACTCGTCGCCGCTCCTGTCGATTGCCGTGGTCACACTGGCTGCGGAAGGCTCTGACCACTCGCCGTCAGCATATGCGCTTGCCATAGTCGCATCGACCGTCTGGATGGACTCGCCCTTGCTTACGCTGATGACGATGCTCCCGTCCGCGTCGTTCTGCTCGATTGAATCGAACCATGCGACATCGCCGAACCTGCCTGTGAACGACTCCATAGCAGCCGGGTCGCCGACATCCATCGCAAATCTGGTGCTCTGAACCTCGTATGCGTCCCGCGCGTCATCGATGTCCTGCTGCAACTGCTCGTACTGGTCGGTCTTGGTGGCGTCGAATGCGCTCCAAGATGGGGTCTTTACGCCACTCCAAACCGCATCGCCGTCCGTCTGGAAGTCCTCGCCCCAAGGCATGTCGCCACGGCAACCAAGCGCACGGAGAACGATTGAAAGCCTCGGTTGCTGGTCGCTGTAGAACTGGATGTGCGCCGGTTGCGAGGTGGCTGTTCCAGCGTAGACCGCGAGCACGGGCTTGTCGGCAACGCGGGCGGTCACGGTCGCCGACTCCCTCCACGCTCCGCTGGTCTTGACGCGGACGCGGAGCTTCACCGAGTCGGACGGCCCGCCGTACTTCCGCACGAGGGTGACCAGGCTCTTTACGCCTCGTACGCCGCCAGCGCTCGCATCAGGGATCGTGAAGGCACCCTTGGCGTCCGTACCTGCGGCGACAATCCATTCGGGGTTGGTCGTTGTCTTGCCGCCCGAAGTCTTGCTGTAGGCACCGGCTGGCACGAAAAGCTCCCACCCGGTCTGCTTGTCTGCCAGCTTCTCCTCGACGTTCTCGCGGGAGTCCGGCTGGAACGTCCAGGTCAGCGGTATCCCCTCGCCGTGCGGCGTGTAGCTCGGCGCGACGAGCGATACGGAATCTGGACGCGGCTTGGCCTTGGTGCTGGATGACGAGTCATCATCGGGGTCGGCGAGAGTCGTGCACTCCCTGATCGCGGAATAGGAGCTGTAGGTGCGGTCCTTATCGGCGAGGTCAAGGTATCTGCGCGCACGGAAGTAGTACGTCTTGTTCGGGTCGAGTCCACGCACGGTCACCACGCACTTGCCCTTGTACCTCGTGACACCACTGCGCGTGTAGGTGGACTTGTCCGTTGCCCAGGTCGCATCGAAACTGTCCGGCTGGTCAGTGCTCGTCCATGCGTCCTTGTACTCGGACCACGTAATCTCGGTCCCTGTGTTCTTGTTATCCTCGTCGTACTCGGTGGTGACAACGACAGATGTGCCGTCCTTGCCAGCCGCGCACTTGGTCACGGTGCATCCGTCGCCAGCGGCGGACGGCGACTTGGTTTCGAGCGTCTTTAGGCGCACGGGCGACGAGTAGCGGTAGAAGATGTTCTCGATCTGGTTCCAGCTCTTGAGTCGAATCCATGTGTAGGTATCGACCGCAGGGCGGACATCGGCGACCGTGCACGAGATGGCGCAGCAGTCGCCATCGTCCTGGATGTCGAGGTCTTCCCATTCCGCGTCGGACGGGATCTGCGACTCCGACGTGTACGTGCTGCTCTTTAGCACCTGCAAGCGGACGCCGGTGACGGGATGCTGCGGTGCCTTCGAGGTCGCCTGCTGTAGGTTGACCCAGCACGTCACCTTGTCGGTGCTCGACTTGCTCGGGATGCCGACGCTTGTAATCTTCGGTATCTTCGGGTAGGACACGTAGAGCGTCCTGCTCCGCGTGTCGGAGTCGCCCCACCAGCCGCGAGTGTGCGCGTCAACGACTATGCGCACGTAATCGTCATAGCTCAGGCCCATGCGGTCGAACACGTCGAACTCGACGCCGCCAGTGGCGGAGCGTGCAACGACGCCGTGCAGCACAGACGTTCGCTTCTTCGGCTCGTAACGAGTGTCATAGACGGTCCTCGTCCACCAGGCGCTTTCGGCCTCGGCTCGACCCTCCCCCTTCGGGCATGTGACCTTGCAGCTCACGTGGCCCGTCGCGGCGTCCTGCGTAAGCGCGGTCACGGTTGGGACTCCCGGCTTCGCGGTGTCCATGACAGTCGTTGTGGCTGGACCCTTGCCCTTGCGGTTGGTGTAGCGAACCGTGCAGCGCACGCTCTTGAGGTGCCAGCCCTTGCGCCACTCGTGCGTGGCGTCGGATTTGCCTGGGTAATAGTGGTCACGATGCCATATGGTCTTCTGCCCGCGCGCGGTGAACCAGTCGAGGTTGACCGTCGCGCTGGTCTGCGTGACGTCGTAATACCTCTGGTCTACATGCTCGACCGACGTGTTCTTGTTGCCATGCCATTGCAGCATAAGCTCCCAGTGGATTTCCACGCCCTCGGCGCGCGCAGCGTTCTGCCGGTCGCTCACCCACGACTGGTTCTTCCACGTAACGGTAACGTCACGGGATGTTCCAGACTTGCGCTTCGGCGAACTCATGTAGGCAAGTCGCGAGGTAGGTGCCTTGGTTATCGCCTTGTCTGCCATGGCTACCCCCTTCTTAGAATCCCAGGAGCCTGAGCTTGCGTTCGATGGCGTCTGCCGTCTCGTCTGGGCCGCTCACGCCGTTGACGGTGATGGAAATGCTCGGCCCCTGCTGCTGGTCGCCCAGCTTCTTCGCGACCGCATCGGATATGTCGTTGATGTACGGCATCGAGTACTTGCGGTTCGTGAGCGGGACGAGACTGTTGCCGCTGTACAGCTCAGCGCCGTCCTCGCCAACCCATCCGATGTTCGTCAGGGTGGGCCGCGTGAAGATGCCTGCCGCGTGCTTGGGCATGCGGTCGTACGGGATGTACGCGCCAGTGGCAGAGCGGCCGGGCCTTATCGTCTGCGTGACAACGTTGTTGGTCGTGAGCGTGATCGTCTTCGACTTCATGTTGCTCGCCGCGTTAACGAGGTTCCAGATGCGGTCTGCCGCAGTGCTGCTGGACACAACGTTGCCGACTGCGCTGTAGGAGGCCGTCTTGTTGGACATCCCCTTCGCGGCGTTGTTTAGTGCGGCGATGTTGTTTGCAGGCGTCTTGCTTGTTGCCGCGTTGCCGCTTGCGGTGAACGAAGCCCGCGTGTCGTTCATCTTTCCAGCGCTGTCGGCGAGCGCCTTGACGTTCTTTGCCGCAGCCGAGATGCCGGTCTGCTTCGCGATGATCCTGACGGGCTTCACCTCTGGGATGGACGCAAGCGCCTCGATGACGCCGCCCGCCGCGCTCGTGTCTGCCGTGACGGTTACGTTGACCGGGCGCTCCTGCTGCACCTGTTCGAGCGTCGCGTTAAGCTCATCGAGGGCCGACGTGTCGGTTGCGACGATGACCTTAACCTCAGTCTCGGAGGGCACGCCGTTCGTCGCTGTGCTAACGTCGCCGTCCTGCTTGGTGGTGACCGTCTGCTCGATTGGCTCGGACTCGATCTTCTCCTTGGTTTCGGCTGCTTGCGCCTCTGCCTCGGACGTGTCTGCCGTCACGTCGATTGACGCCTCGGCGGACTCGGCCTCGCCCTTCGCCTCATCGATGCCCTCGCTGACGCCACTGCTGTCGGCCTTGAGGGTAACGGGCTTCCATTCGCCAGCACTCTCGTCCCACCGCACGTGAACGTCGTTGATGTACGCCCAACCGTTCTCGTCAAAGGTGACGTTCGCAGACTTCTCCTCGAAGTCAGTGTCGTTGTACTCTGCGATGAGCGTGACCAGCGTTCCTATGTCGCCGCCAGCCTGATCGACAAGCTGCTTGAACGCGGAGCCGGACATGTTGGCGAACTGCTCCTCGCTGACGCCAGCCCACTCTAGGCTCTGCGCGAGTCCCCTGATGCCATCGTCGCTGAGTCCCATGATGCTCTCAAGGGCCTCGTGCATGACGCGGTTCGTCTGCATGACTCCCTCGCGCACGCCATAGCCAGAGCCGTCGAGGTATGCGCTCGCATCCGCGACGCCGCTCATCTCCTTGCTGACCATCTCAAGCTGCTCGCCGTACTCTCGATACGCCGTGCGAAGCTCGGCGAGGTCCTGCCTGCGCTTCTGGTAGCCTTCGTCGCTATCCTTGAGTGCCTTGGTGAACTGGACCTCGTTCGTATACGCGCCGCTCTCCTTGGCTGCGTCGCGCTTCATGTCCACATAGTCGCTCAGGGCCTTCCTTGCCTGATCGACTGCCAGCTTGGATTCCATCTGGCCCTTGTACGTCTCTGAGTAGATGTCCTCAAGCGCGTTGAGCTTGGCTTCGCGCTTCTTGGACTCAATGAGCTTGTCGATGGCGTCCTTGAGGTCGATGGCGTTGCCCTCGGCGTCCTTGTAGGAGCCAGCGAGAACGTCGTTTATGTCGTACGTCTCGCCAGTTATCTCGGCCAGTCCGTCGAGCGCCCATTGAAGCTCACCGACGCTGCCCGTGAACTTGTCGCCCTTGCCAACCGCGTTGTCGATGACCTCCTGGTACTTGCTGAGCATGCCAAGGGACTCGTTCATGCTGTCGCGGGTGCTCTGGTTTGCTTCGGTGTGATTCTTCACCGTGTCAAGGTACTCGTCCATCTTGACACGTGCGGCTGACCACTCATCGCCGTAGCCCTTGATGTCCTTCGAGCTTGTAGCGAGGTCGCGGCCAAGGTCCTTCGTCGCGCTCTGAATGCCAAGCAGGGCTTCCGTGTAGTCATCGGAGTGCTTCTTGGCCTCCATCATGTTGGAGACGTAGTAGCCGCCGACAAGAGCCGCCAGTGCGCCGAGTGCTGTGACAGTCGCGCCGACTGGCGTGAGCATGAACGACAGCGCGGCACCGAAGCCGGACACACCGCCCTCTGCCGTGGCGAACGCCTCGCCGAGCGTCGCGACATCGCCATTGGCAAGCAGGCTAAAGGCTGCGCCGAGGTCGCCGATGCCGTTCTTCACGTTAACGAACGTCTTTACCGCGCCGCCGACGCTGCCCGTAATCATCGTCTTGAAGTTGCCACCGAACGCGGTCATAATCGGCTGCGCCACGGCGAATGCCGCGAACAGGCCACCGACTCCGACAGCAAGGCTTCTCGTGTCATCATCGAGACTGTTTACGAATCCAGTGAGGGCATTGAGCGCGGCAGCGCCCGCGTCAAGGTACGGCACCAGTGCTGGGCCGAACGACGCCGCGAGCACCTGCGCGGAGTTCTCCAACTTTGCGAGCGAGCCGGAGAAGCCTTTTGCCTTGCGCTCGGCCTCCTCTGCCGCTGCGCCGATTCCGCTTGTGCCGTCGATGAAGCCGTCCCATGCGCCCTGCGAGATGTCGATCGCCTTATCGACGTTCTCGACGGTGCTGGAAAGGCCGAGTAGGGTCTGCGTGATTCGCACGCCCTCGATGCCAAGGTCCTCAAGGCGTCCAAGGGAGTCCTCGCCAAGCTCATCGATGCCGCCGATGAACGCACGAAGCGCGTCTGTCGGGCGGTCGCGCCAAGACGCCGCGAACTCCTCGGCGCTCATGTGCGCCGTGCTTGCGAACAGCTCAAGGTCATCGCCGCCAGAGCTTACGGCTTTCTGGATTGTGGAAATTGTGGTACTGATACCTGTAGCTGCCGCCTCGCTGCGTTGTCCAGTGGAAGCGATGGCAGCAGCCCAGCCGAGGACTTCCGGCGTGGTGAATCCAGCAACGTCGGCAACTGATGAAAGGCGCTGGGCAATCTGCATGATGGCAGACTCCTGTGCGGGCATGTGGTTGCCGAGGTCAACGAGCGCATCAGCGAAGCCCTGAACGTTTCCCTCGTCCAGGTCGCCCATGACGTTGACGATCTGGCCCATCTTCAAGGCGATCTCGTCAGCATCAATGTCGGTCGCCACGTCCAGGTTTGCGGCCACCTCTGAGAAATTCTGCAACGCGTCCGCTGAGATGCCGACCTGACCGGCGAGCGCTTCCATCTCAAGCATGGTGTCGGCGCTGGTCACGTGGGTCTGGCTGTACTTCATGGCCGCGTCGTAGAGCGCCTTGTACTGCTCCTCGGTGCCATCGACGGTCTTGCGCATGTCGCGGTATGCGGAGTCGATGTCATCGGAGGCTTGGACGATCTTCTGCCCAGCCTCGCGCATGAGGTCGCCAATCTCACTCGCTGCGTTTACGGCTGCGGTGGTGACGCCGGGGAATGACGAGCTTTCGAGCGTTTTCAGCTCGGTTTCGACATCCCTTACGGAGGTTTCCATCTCCTGTAGCTCGCTGCAAGCCTTGGCGGTGTCGAACCTGTCAAGCGCATCCTGTCTGGCGCGCTTCGCCTCGTCAAGCGCCTCCTCTAGCTTCGAGCACCTTTCAGCGGCCTCGTTCAGATCGTCGGGCATGCTGCCCTTGCCAGAGCCATCGACCTCAAGGAGCCGCTGGTAGTGCTTCTGGGCGTTGTCAAGCTCGCCCTCTAGCTTGCGCAAAGCCGCCTCGGACTCGGAGAACGCCTGCTTGGACTGCTCAAGCTCAAGCGTGACGTTGCCGATGCCGCTGGCTACCTTGTCGAACCCGGCATCCTTGTAGGAGGCAATCTTCTGCTTTAGCGTCTCGGACTTCTGCTTGGCAATCTCGGTCGCGTCGGCAAGTGCCTTCGCCCTATCGACCGCAAGCCCGATGTTCTTGGGGTTCTCCCTGAACGCGGCATCGAGACGCCTGAATCTGTCCGTCGCAGTCTCGGTCGCGGCGTTGAGCATCGTCATGCGGGAGTTGATGCCGTCAAACGCGCCTGACTTGGCGAAGTCTGACGCGGAGTTGATCTCGGCCATGGTGCGGCTGAGTCCGTTGATGTTCGCCTCGGTGACGGTCGCCTCGACACCCGCGTTGTGCAGGGCCTCGACCATCTTGGCGTCCTCGAACTCGTTGCTCGCCTCAGTCCACGTGTCGCGCAGCTGTTCGAGGTAGTTGATCGTGGAGTGGAGCGTCGTGTCGTTCTTCTCGCCCCACGCCTCGACGGCATCCTGATTGCCCTTCGCCCAATCGCGAAGGTTCTTCAACTCGGACTCGTACTCGTGCCCGCCCTGCCTGATAGCCTCGGACAGGTTGATGCCGGAAAGCTCCTCGATGCTGTCGGATACGCGCGCGATCTCGTTGGTGAGGGAGTTGTAGCGCTCCTTGGCGTTCTCTGCCGCAAGAGCAGCGTTCTCCGTCGTGTCAACGAGCTGGCCGAGGGTGGCGCTACTGTCGGACTTGCTGGCCTGTGAACGCATCTCCTCGATGGAGCGCTTGAGCGTGTCGAGCTTGGCAGCGGAAGCCGTGGCCTCGTTCGCGATGGCACCAATCTGCGCCTTCACGACGCCGTTGTTGCCAGGGTCTATCTTCGCGGCCTTCGAGAGCTTCCTGAGTTCGCCTTCGGTCTTGTAGATGACGGAGTTGGCACCGCGCAACGCGCTCGCCAGCCTTGTGGTGTCGGCACCGATACGGATGGTAAGGCCCTTGTACGCACTAGCGGCCATCGGCACCACCCCCTGCTAAATCCATTTGCTGTAGTCCTCTGCGGTGGCGTATCGCACGTCCTCGCTGTCGGAGCTGCTTGCTGACTTGGCTGCTTCCCATGCCTCTGCACGGGACTCGAAGAGCATCCTGCACACGCCCCACGGCATCCGCAGGGCCTCTGTCCACGACACGCCCATCTTTAGAAGCTCCGTCCAGATGTGCGTGTAGACCAGAAGGATTGGCTCGCTCTTCGCCGGTTTATTTCTCGGAGTCGGCGGCTCCGGATCGAAACAAGCCCCGCTGGCACTCGTCAAAGACGGTCTGGGAAACCTGCCCCATGTCGATAGAACGCGTCTTTAGGCACCACTGGATGAACGGGGGAACGGCCTCGTACTTGCGACCGTCCGCCTTGGCGATGGCCTCGGAGGTCTTGAGCATGGCCCAGAAGGCGCGAAGCTCGGCGTTCCAGTTGTCGATGGTGTAGTCCATGGCGACGAGGTTGCCGTTCTCATCGAAGTTCTGCGCCGCGTTGCGCACGTCGATGCGACCGAACACGTCCTTGATGAGGTCGCGCTTGAACTCCTGCTCGTAGACCATGAGCGTGTAGGTCGTGGCCTCGTACTCGTGCTGGGTGCCGTTGTTCTCGTAGTCGATAGTGGGCATTGCTCTCCTTCGTCGCTGTAGTTAAGGGGAAAGCGCACAAAGAAAGACCCGCTCCCCCATACGGGAAAGCGGGCCTTCGCTGCATGCGCTGTTCGGTTGGCCTAGTTGCCAGATGCGGGAGCGGCACCGGGGATGATGACCGCGTTCCAGAACTTGTCGAAGGCGTCGTGAGTCTCGCCCTCGTTGGTGCAGTGGGCCTTGAGGACGTTAATCGTCTTGGCACTGGTGCCAGTGCCGATGGTGAAGTCGCGGCCCGCTGCGGTGTAGTTGACTGAAACGGTGTCGGGGTTCGTGGAGTCCGTCATGGTGTTGGAGGACTGCGACGGGGCGGTGAATGTGACGTTGTAGCGGACGCCGCGCATCTTGCCCTCGTTGCCGCTGACCTCGTAGCCGAGGGCGAACGTGGTGCCGACAGGCTCGGTGTTCTGGATGGTCAGGCCCGAGGTTGCATCAGTCTCGTAGCCGAACATGTCGGCGTACATCTCGGGGGTGATGGCGGCGAACTCGATGGTGCCCGTCTCCTTGCCAGACGCGCTGAGCGTGGCGTAAACGCCGTCATCGGCATAGAAGTCGTTCTGGGTGGTGTCGGCGTCGGCAGACATGGACACGGCGCCGGGGATGCGCTTCCAGGGGCCGTAGGTGCCAGCGGTGCCGTTCTCGCCGGGAGTGTACACGGAGTAATGGACTTCCTTGAGTCCGTAAATGACCTTGCCCATGCTTGGGCCTCCTTATCAGTTGTTTGGGTGGTAGGTGACGCTGTATGAGGTGACCCAGCAGTTCTCTGCGGGGATCCATGACTCGATGCACTTGTGCGGGCCTATGCCGTCAAGCACTTCCTCGAACCTGTCGCGAACCTCGTCATCGGGTTCCTTCTGGTAGAGGTCGATGTCGTAGCGCTGCATGAGGGCGAAGTTGCCGTTGTCGGCAAAGAACTCGCCGCCCTTGACGCGCTTGTATGTGAACCAGGGGAGCGGAGGGGCACCGCCTATGGGCCAGCCGACCTTCGTCCCCTTTAGGCCGCTCTTGAGCAGCGTGGCGTAGACAGTCTCATCAGGCGTCATCGATTGCCCCCTCAACCGCCTCGTCAACCAGCTTCTCGAAGTCCTTGAACGCATCCTCTGCGGCAGGCTCGATGTGGACGAACGCCCTTGCGGAGCCGCCGCCCATGAGCGCATGGCCCTTCTCTAGGAGGTGGGCAAGACCGGGCATGGTCGGCGAACCGATCTCGCCATCGGTCATCTCCCCGCTCTCGGTGAGGATGTGGTGGCGTATCGACCGCGCGTACTTGCCGGTCCTGATGGTCTTGCCATACCATGCGACCTTGCGGCTCTTGCGGCCCGACTTCGTGTAGAGCTGCTTCCGCTTTCCCCAGCCGCCGCGCGAGTAGGACTTGCTCAGGACGGCGCGGGCGTTCTTCTTCCACGACTTCTCGCCGATGGTGAGCGCCTTTTCGACAGCCGCAGGCATCGCGGCAGAGACTCCCGTTTTGACCTTCCCAAGCAACTGCTCTAGGGTCGCTCCGAACTGGTCGGCCTCGATGCTGATGTCAGCCACCGTCATCGCCGCCCAAATCGTCAGTCTCGCCCGTGTTGCCGATGCGCTGGCCGATGGTCAGCGTTCGGTACTCGCCAGCGCCGGAGAGGTAAAGGACCTCGTACTCATCGCCGTTGTAGATGCACTGGTCCTCGCCGTTGTAGTCGATGGAGCGGACCTGGATCATGTGCTCGTGGCGCAGGCCAACGTCCATGACGGCGACGCTGCTCTGCGCTCGAACGTCTGCCGAGCGGAGCTGCGCCATAGCCACAAGGCTCATGGTCATCTCGTTGCAGAAGATTTCGCGTGGCACCCGCTCCCCCTCATGCCAAGCCCCTGCCGCGTCTTGGTACTTCGCGGCAGGGGCAAGGAGGGTTACGGTGTTGTTCCAGCGGCTCACGGCTCGTCACCTTCGCCGTCGCCCGCAGGGTCGCCAGTGGAATCCCCTGCGGTCGAATCGTCCGTCGCTGGATACAGGTACTCGTTCGTCTTGCTGTTGAGCAGGGCGGCGAGCATGAGCCTGTACGACTCAAGGAAGCGCTCGGCCTCGGTGTTGTCGTAGCCGTACTGGCCCTTGACGAAGCAGATGACGGCAGACTTGGCGAGCGGGTTCATACCCTCGTCGCTAAGCTCGGAGTCATGCACGCCGCAGCGGCGCATGTCCTCGATGGCCGCGTCGATCCACATTTGGATTTCGGCGTCGGTCATCGTGCTGGTGACGCGAAGGCAGGCCCTCACATCGTCAAGCATTGCCATTCGTCTACTCCTCGGAAAGAAGTTCGACCAGCCTTGCCTTGGTGGCGCGCTTGGGGATGGCGATGCCATGCTCCTCGCAAGCGGCCACAAGCTCGGCCTTGGTCATTGATGCGTAGTCGGGCGAAACCTGCTCTGCGGCAGGCTCGCTGTGCTCAGGTTCGGCTGCTGAGGTGGCGACGTGCTCGATGGACACGTAGCCGTCGGGAAGGCGCTTCTCAAGCTGAGCGGCACGCTTCTCGCTGACCTCGAACACATCGCCCTCGACGCGGCTGCAACGCTCAACCAAGTCGGTGAAGCGTCGAAGGACGGTGACGCGAGCCATGATTAGGCACCAACCTTCTTCTTGAGCAGCGCCCAGCCGTACGGGTTGACAACGCGACCGTCAAGGGCGGTGAGCACCTTGGTCTTCTTGGCGTTGTTCTCGTGGTCATCCCAGGACACGACGGACATGGGCATGCCGGGCTGGGTGTTGATGGTGTACTTCTTGAGGTCGCCGAAGATGCCGAAGATGTCGCCGTCATCAGCGTCATCGAAGCTCGGGAGCAGGGTGTCCTCGACAAGGTTGACGGGACGGTTGCGCAGGCGCAGTGGCTCGTCATCGTTGAGCGGGTCGGACTTGTAGAGCGGCTGGTTGTTATCGTCGCGGAGCAGGTCGATGTGCATGCCCCAAGTGGAGTCGCCGAAGACCCACTCGCCACGGCCACGGTACAGGCGGTTGAAGCCACCGTAGAGGACGGTGCGCCAGAAGCGCCAATCGTCAACCTGGTCAGCGGTGACCTCGATGATGGTGGCGTTGCCCTTGATGTAGCCGGACTGGCCCTCGGTGCCCTGACCCTTGAGGCGCGGGTCAACGAGGATGCCGAGCGGCTGGGTGGAGCCGTTGCCGCGCAGGATGGCGGACTCCTTGGCGTTCATGAAGCCCTCGGCGAGAGCGGGGGCGAGCAGCGCCTTGAAGTTGTCGCGCATGAGGGCGTCGGCCAGCATGGTGCGGGCGAAGCGGGCCTCAAGCTGGTGCCACACGAACGAGAACGTGGTGCCGTCAGGCTGCTCCTGATAGTCGGAAACCTCGGTGTCGCCGATCCACGAGTAGGTGATTTGCAGGTCGGCCTCGGTGTAGGTCAGGCCACCCTGGACGTGGACCTCGTTGACCTTGTTGCCGATGTTGCCGTACTCGCGCTCCTCGCGAATGATCTCCTCGTTGAGGGAGTTCGGGATGGCGACGTTGGTGGAGAAGGTGTTGGCGAAGTCAGCGACCTCGTTGTAGTCACCGTGGATGCTGATGTTCTGGTTGCGCTCCTGACGGGCCTTGGCGATCATCTCGGCAGGCATCGGGGCGTGGCGCAGGATGTGCTGCGCGAGGGCGCGACGGTACTCAGCGGAATCGGTGTAGGCCCAAGAGGTCACGTCGCGGACGGTGTGAATCTTGGAGCGCTTCTGCTGCGGCTCGGGCTTGGCCTCGGGTTCGTTGGTGGCAACGACGCGGGCAGCGCCGGACTCGACGGCAGCGAGCTTGGTGTTGCGAAGCTCGGTGGCGGCGTTGCGGCGGTTGGCCTCGGCGAGGATCATGTCGCGCTCGGCGTACAGGGAATCCTCGTCAACGCCCTCGGGCAGCTCGTCAGCGGTCAGAAGCTCGATAATCTGGTTGCGGCGAGCCTCGAAGGCGTCGGCGTCCAGGGCGCGATACTGGGTCGCGTCGTAAGGGATGAACTCGTCCATGAGTCCGCTCCTTCCTTTTCGGTTGTAGCTTTGGTTAGCGGAGCCTGATAAGCTCCAACGCAGCAGCGGCCTTGGCCCTCTTTGCCTTGGCTGCTTCTAGCTCTGCACGTTGCAGCGCCTCCCGCTGCGTACGCCTCTCCTCGATCACTCCGTCAAGGTAGGAACGTGCATGTATCTCAGTGTTCGGGTTAGCGGGTATTCCCACGGCGCTAACGTCGAACAGCTTAGATATGGCCGTGATGCGGGACGTTCTGGTTTCCTCGTCCCACTCCATGCCGTCGCTGGCGATGATGAAGCCGAAGCTCATCTGGTCAACGAGTCCGTTGGTAATCGACTCGTAGAGGTCGCGACCACGCTGCGAACCGCCAAGGTACGCCTCGCACATGCCGCCGTGGTCATCGAACGAGATGGACAGCGAGCCGTTCTTGCTGCGTGCCATAACGTCGCCCTCGTGGTCGTACTGGAAGATGATGTCGCTGAGGTCGCACCCAGCGAAGGCGTCCCTCCCGATGACCTCGTAGATGGGCTTGCCGTCCCAGTCCTCCATGAGCCAGTAGGGCTGCTCGAACGTGGTGAAGTATCCGCGCACGGTGTAGGGCTTGGACTCGTCCTCGACCCGCTGGAAGTTCACGGCGTCAAAGCTGCGATACTCACGATTGTTCTTGACGGGCATCTCAGCTCCCCTCATATGAAGAAGGCCCCTTGCGGGGCCTCTTGTCTATTCGTCAACGGTCAGGTCGCCATGCCCGTCCGTGTCGTTGTATTCCTGCTCGTCGCCGCCGAGGTCGAAGTCCGACTCCTTGACCGAGCCTGTGAGCCTGCTGCCCTGAACGACGCCGCCCATTAGGCTCTGAGCGCCGTTAGCGGCCTTGTACTCGCCGCGTGCGATGAGCACGTCGCCACCCTCGACGGGCGGCAGTTGCAGAATCTCGCGGCCCTCGTTGATGGTCATGATCCCTCGGTCGATCATGTCGCGGACCATGTTGCGCTTGGATGCGTTGGTCGCGTATTCGAGCTTGGACGAGCTGAACATCACGTAGTTGCCGTGCTTGCGCTCCACCGGCGTGAAGTTGCATTTGGTTATGGCCTCGGAGAGCATGACGGCGAAAGGCTCGACCTTGCCCTCGTACCACGCGCCGTAGTGCTCCTCGTCGTAGCTGTTCTGTAGGATGTCCTCGTTGATGCCGAAGTAGTCGTACACCTGGGAGGCCACGCGCTCCATCTCGCCCTCTTCGATGATGTAGCGCGACTCGTCAACCTGCTTGATGTCTTGGAAGGTGTTGTCGTAGACCATGATGCCCGTGTAGTTTCGGGCGCTCAGGTTGTCGATGTAGAACTGCTCGCGCTTCTTGTTGAGATCGTCGCCGTGGGTCATGCCCGTGATGCGACCGATGAAGCGGATGCGAGCGCCGTTCTTTACCGCCTGCTCCTCTGCCTGCCTCTGGGAGTCCATGAGCGCGAGGACGGGGTTCATTATGTTGTTGCCAGCACCGAAGAAGTCGGACATGTACTGGAACTTGGTGACTACGGCGCAGCGCGAGAACTCGATAGCCATAACGTCGCCCGTGACCATGTGGAAGATGCACCAAGGCTCGCCCTGGTACTCCGCTATCTCGGTATAAAGCGGCTTCACGGGGAACAGCGCTACGGTCTTGAGGTCCCTGTCGAGTCCAGGCACGATGAAGAGCGTGGTGTCCATCTCGTAGATGGTTGCCGCCCTCGCGAGGAAGGCGGGCCACGTCATCAGGTCGTTGGGCCATGTCTCGATCAGCTTCCGCACGTTCGGCTTGCACGTGTCGCTGCCCACGAACTCCGGCTTTAGCTTCGAGCACGCCACCGCGAACCGCTCGATGGCCGCGCGGGTCAACGGGTGGTCATACAAAGATCCGTCCCACGTGGCAAACGTCGGGGCGGATTCAGTGAACGTGGTATATGAGTCGTGGAGGTAGGGCCGCTGCTGATGCTGCTGAACCTGCGGGAAATATTTAGACAATACTCCCATGGCACATACTATATATTGTATGTGCCCATTTGTCAAGTGTCATTCAGACACAATATGTTGTGTTTCGCACAGAAGTTTGGGTGGCACGCGGATTTGTGTGGAAGAACAGTCGTTCGGTGAGCGGTACCATCAAAACTGCTACAATCTACCCATCAGCTATCTAACAAGGAAGTCTGTCTGGGCGAACCTGAGAGTCCTTCAATAGTAACTCAGGGGTTCAAGTCCAACTCACTAGTCAATGCACCTCTACCTTTGCTTTAACTCTTGTTGACTAGATACATTCTCTTTCTTGCTTCTTCTTTCTCTTAAACGCCCCGTGAACGACTGGGGAAACTGCCAACATTTCAACATCGGGCCTGCGAAAACTCGTAGAAACCGCAGGTCACAAGGACATTGTTGAAAAGCATAACAACTCGGCAAAAAAGAGGGGAGCCTTGCAGAAACGGCTCCCCTTCGTTCGTCGCTGTAGTAAGGGCCTACTCGTGCCAGCCCACGGTCATCTTGTAGTCGGCCTCGTGGCGTTGGAGTTCTATGTATGCGTCGAGCAGAGCCATGTACCCATCGATGCGCGTTGACGCTCCGGCCTTCTTCACCGGCTGCACGTTCTCGTTTATGTCGATCTTCGCCGCGAGGTTGAGGTTGCACCACTCGTCAATGGGGTTGTGGTTGTTCACGATGCGATGGTCGCGGAGGTCCGCCTTGAGCTGCTTCATGGGCTGCGAGAGCGTCTGTACGCCCTGACGCACGACCTCGACGTTCTCCTCCCCCACGAGCGACTTCATCTCGCGCAGCGTCGAATCGTCCATGTGCCAAGGGTCATAGCCGACGTAGCGCGTGTACATGCCCTCGTCCGCAAGATCCTGAATCCACTCGATGAAGACCTTCTTATCGACCTTGTTGCCGGGAACGACGCGGATGAGTCCGCGAGCCGCCCACTCCTGATACGGAACGCCGTCCCTGCCGCGCTGGCTGTTGGAGTTAACCTTGACCTGCTCCTCGGCTATCCAGTACATAGAGCGGCGGTAGATGCGGCTGTCACCGGGCTTCATGAACAGTGCCGTCGCGGCGTTGAGGTCGATGGTGTCTGCCGCATCTATGCCCACCACGCAGTAGCGGAACACGTTGGGGTCGAAGTCGAAAAGCTCCTCGTTGACGGCTTCCTCGAAGGAAAGGTACGCGCTGGCTTGGTTGGCGGGAAGGTTGAAGTCCTTGGTCAGGACGGTCGGGAGATAGCTCGGGTCGTTCTTGGCCTTGATGACCTGCGCACGCAGGTACTCGATCTTCTTGACCGTGCCAAGGCCGGGGTTGCTCTTGAACCACATGGCCTCGTCCCAAATCTCAGAGCGGTCATCCTGCTCGAAGAGGATGCCGAGGAACCTGTCATCCTCGATCTTCCCCTCAAGCCACTGGACCGCGTAGTTGCGCTCGTGATCCCAGAGGTTGTCGCGCACGAAGCCCTGTGTGGTAATGGCAATCATAAGCGGCTGCTCGCGCGCGCCCGTGCCCTGACGGATCAGGTCGAACACCGCGCGGTCCTCTGCCGCAGCCATCTCGTCAAAGACGCACATGTGAACGTCAAGGCCGTCGAGGTGGTCTGACTGCTTCGACAGCGGGACGATGTAGCCCATGTTGCCGTCACAGATGATACCGTTCTCCGCGCGCTCTATGACCGTTCCCTTGCGCAGAATCTTGAGCAGCTTCGGTGACTGTCGCACCATGCGCCACACCGCACCATAGGCAAGCGAAGCCTGCCCCTTGGAGGTCGCGGCGTTGTATATCTGCGGGGCACCCTCGTTGTCAGCAACGAGCATGTAAATCTCGATTGCGGCAGACAGGCTGGTTTTCCCTAGCTTACGAGAGATTTCTACGAGCGCGTACTGGTACTGACGCTTCTCGTTCTCGTCAACGAAGCCGAAGATAAGCTCGACAATCATGCGCTCGTAGGGTTCGAGGATGAACGGCACGCCGAGCTTGCCAGACGGGATTTTCAGGAACCGCTCGATGAACTCGACTGGCCGCGTGGCGAGGTCAACGTCATAGCGCCAGTGCTTGTAGCCGTTGCGGATGCGCGGAAGCATCTTCTCGGCAAGGGCCTTGATGCGACGGCCAGCGACGATGGAGCCGTCAAGGCATCCCATGAGGTACAGTTCGGCGTCGGTCCTCCCCTGCCCATCGACGTAGGGGTTATCGGCGTATGAAGCTGCCAAGCTCGTCCTCCTCCTCGGTCACGTCGCTGCGCTTGGCGAAGTCGGACACCTTCTTGGCAAGGTCGCCCATGCGACCGATGGCCTTCTGGTACGTGGTGAACTCGGGGTTCTCAACAGTCTCGTCGTGCCGGTTGTTGACCGAGCCGACTTCCTTGACGATCATCACGCCATGGTCCTCGACCTTGTGGCGCAGCTCCTCGGTCATTGCGGCGAGGGCGTCGTACTCGATAAGCAGGTCCTCAAGCAGGGCCTTGTCGAAGCCGCTGAGGTTGTCGGCCTCCTTCTTCAACCGCTCAAGGCGCTTGCTCGGCTTCTTGTCAACGAGCTTCATCCTAGCCATCCAGGTCCCCCTCGTCGTAGTATCGGGTCACGCGCTGGTAGTCATCGCAGCAGCCGCTCTCGTCAACCAGCTCGTCGTAGAGGGCGCAGTAGGTGCTGCCGTCAGCAAGCACCTCGCAGAAGTCGCAGTCGGGGCAGGTGTCCAACGCTACTCATCCCCCTCGTCGCAGCCCTCGCCATAGGTTCCACGGTCGCAGACGAACTCGCCTGAGTCCTCGTCATACGTCGCGTGGTCGCACCACTCGCACTTGGAACCGTCCATGCCTATCCCCCAATCACGTTGCCGTTGGCGTCGAAGCGTGCGCGAGTCTTTCCCACGCCCTTGTGGACCTTCGCGTGGCAGTCCTGGCACAGGCGCTTGAAGTTGTCGAACGAGAGGGTGATGTTCGGGTCGTTGATGTTCCTCGGCGAAAGGTGGATCACGTGATGGACAACCTTCGCGGGAACAATCTCGCCCTGCTCGTAGCACATCTCGCACATGCCGGGCGGCACTATGCCGAACGGGGTATCGACGGGCATCTCCATGTAGAGCCGCCTGTTGCGCTTCCATGCCGGACTTGCGTAGAAGGACTTCGCGAAATCGCGCGCCAAAAGGATTTCCTTTCTTTTTGCCACAACATATTGTGGTTAGCTTTTCACTTTATACCATATCTTGTGTTTTCATTTCAGGTTTTGTGCGAAGTGACCCAAGATAATGGGTCGGTTTCAGAACCTCGGCACATGTGTCACGGAGGGCATGAGGTGACGGGCTGTGGATCGCGCGTGCTGGGTAGGTCTTGGCCCTGACGTGTGGTGCCGTGAGGTAAGATGGTCGAAAAAAGGCCGATTTTGAAATTCGCCGCGCGTCTAATGATGTG